CGAGGTGCTGGCGCTCGGCAAGCGGCTGGCGGGCCTGCCCTGGCTCGTCGCTGACGCCACGGCGGCACAGCGCGAGCGAGTCCTTGGCGGCGCCACGGATCTGCTCAGCGAGGCTCTGGGGCTCGCTCAGCGGCTCAGGGCCGTGGACGGCTACCGGCACACCTCCCTGACGCTCTACGGCGTCCAGGCGGGGATCCTGGGCCGCCCGCTGCCGCCGGAGTTGGAGGCCATGGTCGGTGGCTGAGCTACAGCGCACCATCGTTGCCAAGCTCCGCCTCGACAAGGAAGGCGACGCGGAGATCTTCGGCAAGACGGCCGACGAGGTCGAAGCCCTCCAGAAAGCCTCCACAGCAGCCGGCACCGCCGCCGAAGGGCTCGGCAAGAGCTTCGAGCAAGGGACGCGGGCGGTCGAGAGCGGGTCCACTCGCGCTACCGCTGCCGTCGAGAAGATCGGGGTCGCGCTCGCCAACTACCGCCAGCGGATCAAGGAGGCCGAGGCGGCCGGAGCCACCGTCGGAGACGAGCAGATCAAGGAGCTGCGCCGCCTCGAGGCCGAGTACGACAAGGCCGTCGACTCCGTAGGCGAGCTGCGGAAAGCCCAGCAACAGGCCAAGCGGGACATCGACGACGCCACCGAAGCAGCGGGCGGCCAAGCCGAGCGCATCAACAGCCTCGACGACATCGTCCGCAAGCTCGCCGAGGATCTCGGCCCCGGCGCGGTCAAGTGGCTGTCGTGGGGGACCGCCGCGGCTGGCGCCTTCACCGCCGGGTGGGCCGCCGGCACCAAGCTCCGCGGGGTGATGAACGAGCTGACGGGCGGAGATTTCGACCGCTTCATTCAGAAGTGGTCTGGGGCGACGAAGGCCGCTGAGGCGTGGGTCGATACCACCGAAAACGCCGCCGATGCTGCGCAGCGGCTGAAGAACGAGCTAAACACTCTCGCCCATAACGGCATCGACGTGGCCGGCAAGTCCGCCGCTGAGGTCCACCAGATCTACGTCCGCTTCACGGATGGCTTGCGCGACTCGCACGGCGTGCTGCAACAGACCGAAGCCGATTACAAGAAGTGGAAAGAGTCCCTGCCGCCCGTTGGCGCCGAGCTGGACAAGCTCGCGAAGCAGACGGCCGAGTTCGTCAAGCGGTTCGCCGAGGAGAACAAGCAGCTCGGCGCGATCGACCTCGCCCGCATCTTCGGTCCGCAGATCGAGAAGCTTCTAGAGCAGTACGCGCAGCTGCGGCAGAAAGTGCCACCAGAGCTGCAGGCCATCGCGGACGCCTGGAAGCTCGCCGGCGAGGCCGCGAAGCTGTCGGCCGAGCAGCAGGTCAGTGCGGCAGGGCTGGTGGTGTCCAAGCTCCAGCCGCTGAAGGCCGAGATCGCCTCGCTCGTCGAGGTGTGGCGCTCGTCGGGTCAACAGGTGCCCGCGATCCTCGCTTTGCAGGCCGACGCCGTTGGCGTCTACGTCAGCCAGATCGAGCGAATTCAGCCGGCGGTCAACCTGATGACGGGGGCCGTCGAGGGCGGCGCCGCTGGGCTCAAGTACCTGGAGGAACGCTTCCAGTCCGGGATAAAGGCCATCCAAGGGTATGGCACAGAGGCACAGAAGCTCCAGCAAATCCTTGAGGGCGTCAGAGGCACGGCAGAGATGACGGGCGACGCAGTGTGGGGCGTGTTCCTGGGCAATAAACAGGTTGGTGGTGCCGGTCCGGCTGGTGGCGCGGTGGGCTATGACCCGCTCGGCGTTTACAAGTAGCGAACAATGGCAAGTCTCGCGATCTTCGACAACCTCGCGCAGCTCGACGCCGCGCTGAAATCCGTGGCTGCCACCTCCTCTTCTGTAGCGGAGCAGGTGAGCGGCGACGCTGCGCGTATCACGCAGGCCGTTTCAGATGCGCGCACGGCCGGCTACGAAATGGGCGAGGTGATCGAAGGCATCACTGAACAAATCGGCGACAACACCAACATTTGGAGCGAAGAGCTTCAGCTCCAGTTTGACCTGCTGGCCGTCGGTGGTCAGCGGCTGGATGCCTTTCTCGCGAAATGGGGCGACGCAGTGGTGCAGACAGCGAACGGCGCCGAGACCATCCGGCAAGCGTTCGAGGGGTTGGACGCGCGCGGCCGCGAACAGGAGATCCAGCAGCTCATCCAGGCCGTGCGGCACGGTGCCGAAGGGGTGACCGAGGCCCTGGGCTTTCTTTCAAAGGCGCAGGGCAAGTACGCCGATGAGCTTCGCAAGACCGTCGAGGCTGTACTTTCCGGCAAGGCGGATATCGGGAAGCTGCTCGCGCTGTTGAACCAGATCAAGGCGCAGTTCGGAAACACGGCCTTTGCGGATCTTGCACAGGCGTTGACCGACGCGGCTCGACAGGGGTCTCTGCCATGACCGACTCCGTCCGCGGCGCACTCGGCCCGATCTATCTCGCCGGGCACCTGCTCGACAAGGTCGCGGTGGGAGATCAGGACTTCACGACGGTCGAGCAGCGCGAGACAGTAACCCTCGGCCGCGGCGCAACGCGCGAAGCGCTGGCCTATCAGGGCGCCGGCTGCCCAATGGTGGGCGTCAAACACCGGCTCGGGCTGCCATTCACCAACCTCGGCACGCAATACGACCTCGTTGAGGAGCTGCTGGCCGTGCCGGGGCCCTACGACGTGGTGACGTGGCGACGGGCGCACCCGGTCTATGCGGGCGACGGTGACCGCGCGACCTTCTACCTCCCTTGGTACGCGACCCTCGACTTCTACACGGTGCCGGGGATGCTGTTCTCCGCCCTCACGGGCGGCCAGCTGTCGACCGAGGTGGCTGTCGGCGATGACCCGAGCAGCGCGACCTCGCTGGCCGTGGTGCCGAAGGATCAGGCCGACTACGACGCCGGCGAGCCAGATACCGACGAGGCGTGGTTTCTCAACGAGGGCCAGGAGTTCAAGGTCGGCGCCCCGCCGGAGTTCGGCGAGCGTCTCTACCTGCGCTACGTGCCGATCCTCTCGATGTTCAAGGAGGCGGCGCCGCAGTCGCGCCGGTATCAGCCCGGCGGCGTTCGCGAACCGCTCGACCTGGCGCTGGTGGAGCAGTGATGACGCTAGCCCTGCGGTTCCTGCGGCTCTTTGCCGTCTGCGAATGGAAAGCCGTCTGGCACCTTGCCGAATGTCGACTCCTCGACGCGCTGGGCCACGAAAACGTCGCCGCTCTCGGCCGCATCGAACCGCGCCAGCCACTCGGCCTTCCACTGCTCAAAGCCGATCGTGAAATCGCAGTCTCTCACGTCCTCAAGCGCCGCCTGAAAGACCTCGCGCATCGTCTCGGCCATGCAACAGAGGCTACCACCACATGCCTCTAGGCGCCTACTCAGACCTCGCCGGCACCGTCGTCGCCAAGGTGGCGCAGAGCGACCTGCCGGGAACCGTCAGCGGCGGACGTGGCCCTTCCGACCTCACCGGCACGGTCTCGCGCAGCCTGCTCGACTCGTGGGAGGCGCCGTCGCTGTTCTACCGGCCGCGCGTGAAGTTGGGCGACGAGCTCATCCCCGTGCGCGACCTTGCTGGCGGTCCGACGGTCACCGAGAACGACCTCGACAGCCACACCGCAACGATGGGCTTCACGCTACGGGGCAAGCGGTGGAGCCCGGCGGTGACGGAGAAGACCTTCGCCCGCACACCCGTGGAGTTCTACTTCGACCACGGACGCGAGGGCGCCGTCATCGAGCCGAGCGCGCCCGACTACTCCGGCTACGTCATCGGCGACGACCAGGGGGGCACCCGGTTCGAGCCAGAGATCGCCGTGCAGGTGGGCGACGGGGCAAGCCTCTACGAGAAGACCGACTCCTGCCTCGAGATCGCCCCTGACGCCGGTTACACCGACGGCGAGATCGTCGCCATTCTCTGTGAGAACGCTGGTATACCGCTCGCCACGGGCGCCCCGCAGGGCGGCGTCTACACCAAGCCCGTCCAGGCGGTTAACAAGAGAGTCTTCGACGTGCTGAAGCCTTTCTGCGAGCGCAAGGGGTGGCGGCTGCGGTTCAACGCCGCTGGCGAGCTGGAGATTTACACGCCGGCGATCAAGGCGCCGCCACTGCCCGCTGACTTCGCGTGGACGACGGCCGACCTGCTCGCGCCGCCAAGGCTCGTCCCGCCCGAGAACGCGCCGAGCCGGTGGGTGCTCACCGCCAACACCGTGGTCGATGTCAACGAGCTGGGGCAGGTGACGGAGACCACCACCGCCGAGATCGAAGCGCTCTACGCGCCGGCCGTGGCGACGCAGCAGCAGCAGACCGATGGCTCGACCACTCCGACCGGCCTGCCGTCCGAGTCGCAAGCCCTGCGAGTCATCTCCCGCATCGTCGACACCGTCGTGAAGCAGGGTGGCCAGCCGGTGTTGCAGCGCACGAGCGACTACGGTTGGTACAACCTGCGCGCCGCCCGTCTTCAGAGCAACGGCAGCAGCTCGGGCGGCGGCTTCAACTTCCGCCTGGTGTACATCGACGACGCCGGCAACTATGTGCTGTGGACCAAAGAGCGATTCGTGCAGATCGGCGAGCGCGTCGTCACCTTCACCTACAACGGCAACAGCGACCTGATCGCGCAGCGGGTCACCACGTCTCGCTATCGGCTCATCGAGCACGGGGTGCGCACGGTCGGCACCTCGGCCGCCGCCACAACGACCACGGGAGCCTACGTTCACGGCGACGGCCAGAGCTACCAGGAGTTCCGGGAGCTGTGGGGCCTGGCTGCGGAGCAGCGGATCCGCTTCGTCTACAGCGCCGAAGGGCCGCTGCTCTACACCGAGCAGGAGGAGTGGCGCTACTTCAACCCGCGCGCCAAGGTCGAGGCCGGCGCCACGGACACCCGCTACTACGTGCTCTACAACGGCGAGGCGCACAAGGGATTGGTGGCCGACTGGACCAGGACGAAGCTGGTGCTGGAGTCAAACATCGTCAGCCTCGCCAGCGGGCTCAAGGGCGTGGTCATCTCGACGTCCGAATGGGCTGCGCGAGAGAAGAAGGACGGCCTCTACAACTTCGGCACCTACCGCAGCAACGCCGAGGAGCAAACCTTCCAGCCGACGACCGTTGAGAACAAGCAGTTCCGCATCATCAACGAGGACCAGTGGGAGGAGATCAGCTACAAGGCGGACGGCACGCGGGTGTCGCAGATCTTCCTCGGCCGGGCGCCGACGACGCGCTACAAGTCCTCGTCGTGGACGCGGCTGCTCAGCCAGCCCATCGAGGTCGTCGTCGAGGACCCCCTCGCGCTGGCGTGGTTCGGCTACGAGCGAGAAACGCTGCAGCACGAGTACGTCCAGAACGCCGAAGAGGCGCTGCTCGTCATACGCGACCGCCGGCGCCGGGCCATGGGCCACAAGTGCGAGCTGACCCGGCGCGAGCACATGGCGAAGCGCGGCGACACCATCGACCTCTCCATTCCCGAGCACGGCATCAGCGGGCGGTGGATCGTTGTCGACCGGCAGCGGGACTGGTCGAGCATCATGCCGGTCGCGACGTACACTTTGGAGAAGTGGGCCGCCTGATGCTGCGCTCGCCCATCGCTCCGCTGCGCAAGATCCTCGGCCGCCAATCGCGCGATCTCTCGGCCTACTACACGCCGAAGCGCGTCGAGGGGCGCAACGAGGACGGGACCATAAACGTGCGCCCGCTCGTCGGTGAATGCGTGGAGCGCTCCAACATTTGCACCGCCTACGCAGGCCAGCTGATCGAAGTCCCGTGCGGCAACGGCCTCGGCCTCCTGGGCGCCACCGGCACGGCTATGGCGCGGACCTCGCGCGTGTCGGCGCAGCCGTGGGTCGAGTCGGTCGAGCCGCACATCTTTCACCGCGGCAGCAGCTACACCGTGACTATCGCGGGGCGCGGTTTCCTGCCGAGCTTCGACGTGGACTTCCTCAACCCCGAGAGCGTCGGGACCGTGAATCCCAACATCATGAAGCTCGCCGTCAGGGTGCTCGACGCCGAGACAGCCGAGGTGGACATTCTCGTTGCCGAGGGCGCCCCGCTGATCGTGCTCACCCTTGCCGGCATCGCCTTCGACAACGTAGGGAGTCCGCTGTGACCGAGACGACGTTGCGCTTCACGAAGCCGGAGGTGTACGGCGTGGATCCGGAGCTGGTCCCGGCGTACCTCGGAATCTTTCGGTACGCTGGGATCACCTACGCGGGCACGTACACGGCGGACGGCGAGTACATCGCCGACCTCGACAGCACCAACAACGACCCGACGATTGCGGGGCCGGCGCTCTGCTGCACGCCGGGTGGCACTCTCGTCTGGAGGCCCAGCGGCACGACGCTCAGGAGTTGGAATGCGGTTGGCGGTGCAGAAGAGCTGTACACCGCTCCGCTGACAAGACTTGTGAGCGGGCCGGTTGCTGCCGGGTCTCAGGTCTACTGGGTTGAGCACTCCCCGTCCTCGACAACGAGCATCACGCCGCTCCTGCGGTTGGCAGGAGCCAGCAATCTCGCGGCCGCCAACACCGACGCTTTTCGGACCATCACCGTTTCTGGCGCCCTGAGCTGGGTGGCGCCGCGCGGCCTGGTGCTGAATAACGGCACCGAACCGGGCGCCGCAGCCGTGACGATGATCGGGACCGTCAGTGGGCGCTATTGGCTCGTTCGGCTTTACGGAGGTAGCGGCAGCTTCGGTATCCCGTCGGCTCATGCGGAGATCACTGGTGGCGCAGATGAGCTCGCGGCGATGTACGGAACGTCCACCGATCTCAGCACCCAGGCGCCGGCCGCCGTCGGCCACCAATGGGGCACCGGCACGCCGGCCAACACGTTTCGCCTTCGCGTGAAGCCGTACACCACCACAGAGGACTTCGCGAATGGCTGGCCAAACACCGGCTCATGGGTCCTCGACGAGGTGCTCAACTACTCCGCCGCGCCCGGCATCATCACCGCCGACGCGCTCCTCTACGGCGAGCGCGGCGCGACGCGCCGAATCATTCGGGCGCTAGGGTCGGCAACCTCGGGGGTGCCCACGGTTGTGATTCCGGCAGTGCATCCCACCCACGGCGTACAACCTGACCGGGTGTTTTTCTTCGCGGCCTGATCCGAGGGAGCAGCGATGGCAATCGTTCACTACCGCAGCGACGGCGTCACGCCCCTCGGTGGTCTTGCGATCACGGGCTTCAACGCCGGCGCCGACAGCGACACCATCACCTTCCGCGCCAAGAACGAAGGCGTCGCCACCGCGCTCAACTACATGGCGCTGCAGCGCACCGTGCACCCGACGATTCCGACCGTGCGACTCGCCTCGGGGGCGCCGCCGCAGGACCAGATGTGGGGGCGCATTCGCATCGTCGGCTACGACAACAGCGTCGACCCGACTTGGAGCGTCGGCAACACCGACTGGTACTTCGTCGGCGCCTACGGTGGCGGTCCGCCGGTGCCCACGATCCCTGTTGGTTGCACCGTCATTCAAGAGTACCGCGCGCACCCGCCGGGCGAGGCCGAGGTGGCGCCGTGGGTCATCGCCCTAGTCCCGCTCTACGACGAATACCACCAGCCCGCGCCGGCCGCGCTCTCGCGGGCGATGCGCGGCATCCTCCACGGGGTCGGCGACTTCACGCGCAACGGGATCGTCCGCGGCCTGGAAGTCACCGCGACCGGCACACCGGATGATGAGATCCACTCCGCCGCCGGCATCTGGCTGCACCGCGGCATTCTCTACGGCGACATCGCCCGCGACCACACCCTGAATCAGAACGACGGGGCGGCAGCTGCGTTGGCGAGCGGACAGTCCTATTGGGCCGTGGTGAGCCGCGGCGCCGGCACCGTCACCGTGACCAAGGGCACCAAGGCGGTGAGCCCCACGAAGCCGACGCAACCGGCCGGCGATCTCGTGGTGCGATACGCGAAGGTCGACTACCAGGCCGGCGCGTCGGTCGTTGAAGAGGCGGACCTCGACGGCACCACCCTCTACGACCGCTACCTCGCCGTGGACCTCGGCAGCCTGACGCTGGGGCTACACCCCGGACAGGCGCTCGGCGGTGGGACGTGGCGCTTCTCGGGTGGCATCCTCGAGGTAGCGCTCGAGGACGACGCCGACAACTACGTCTGGCAGCTCGCCACGGGACTGCCGGCCGTGACGACGGACGCCGCGCCGCCCGAGCTCACCGCGCTGGGGCCGTGGTGGAAGGTGACGACGGCGAGCGGGGTCATTACCGACATCGTGGACCTGCGCACCTACGCCGGCGGTGCGGTCGAGGTGCGGCTCGGCGGCGAGCTACCCGGATCGCCGGGCGACATCGACGAGACCGTGATCGGCGAGGACCGCCTCGCAATCGAGCGCGTCATGGTGCTACAGAGCGACAACGGTGGCGGCTCGTCGGGGCTGACGAAGTACGAGGTGAAGATCAACGGCACCACGATCTACACCGACAGCGGCATCGACGACCAGCGGCCGGCGTTCGCCTTCGACGCCGCCGACTTGCTCGACCAAGGCGGCGTCCACCAGGTGACCGACCTGTACCGCGGCGACGTGGTGACCTTCGCGTCCGTGACCCATCCGACCGGCGGCACGCCGACCAGCGCGAAGTGCGTGCTCGTATGCAGGAGGCCGTGAGTTGGATTCTGAGCTGAACGCCAACGGGTGAGGAGTTCTCATGCATGGAGACGCCGAGATGCCACCGACCGACCTTGACGACACGCGGGGCGGTAACGGGCACGCCGACCCGCTGGCAGACACGCTGCGCCTCGACGAGCCGCCGCTGCCGTGGCCGCTGCCGGAGAGTCGCTTTCAGCGGGTGCGCCGCGCCATGACCGGCAGGGCGCGTCCGTCGTCGCACCAAGAGGAGGCGCCGCTCACCCGCGTGCCCGGGTGGATCGTCACCGTCGCCTGCGGTGCGTTCTTGCTGGCGGTGCCGCAGGCCGGCTTCCTCATCTACCGAATCAGCCACTACGACACCGTGGAGGGTCAGGTTAGGGAACGCATGAGCGACGTCTACCTGGACCTGCGGGCGCAGGACCAGTACAACCAGCTGGTCACCATCTACGAGAACAAGATCCAGCAGCTTCTCATCAAGGCCGGCGTGAAGGTCGAGGAGCTGCCGCCGGTGCCAGTACGCCCCGTCCTCGGCAAGCCGCATCCGAAACGCGAAGACGAAGGAGACGAATGATGGCCGATCCAGTCGCCCCCGAAGGTGGAGTTCGGTGTTGGAAGGAGCTGATCGACGCGTTCAATCACACGATCGCGGCCGGCAATTGCATGGCGGAGAGCATCCGCATCGCCGGCTCTCCGTTCGGCAGCGGCACCTTGCCGACCGAAAGCCAGCGCGACGAGTTCCTGACGGCCTGCGATGCTGTCGCCAAGGTGGCAGCATCGATCCAGGCGTACGTCAGCGGCGAGTGAGCACAATGGCCGAGGTCGCCTTCGCTTCTCCTCTACCTCCTCGCCGGCGTCGCCGCCTACGCTCGCGCCCCGTACACGGGCAAGGCCGGCCGGGTGCTCGACCTCGTGGGCCGGGTCTTCGTGTGGCTGGGGGCGGCCGCGCTCGTGCTCGCAACCGCTGGCCTGAACGCGGGGTGACCGATGGCCGTTGACGCCATCCCGCGCGGCGCACCAGGGATCCCGGTGGACGCTGGTGGCGGCCCGACCATCGACCCCACCAAGAACGTCCTCGATTTGGTCGCGGCTGCGGTCCGGCGCGAAGACGACCTGCGCGAGGCCGAGCGCCGCTTCAATGCCACCGAGATAGCCCACGTCAAGGAGCTGGCCAGGCTACGGGCCGGTCACTCCAGGGAGATCCGCATCCTCGACGCTGACCGACTGGAGAAGGTGCGGCAGGTCGACCAGCTCAACGCCGATCGGCTCGCGCAGCAGATCCGCGACGCCGTGGATACCCTGGCAACCACCACGGCGGCCACCGCCGAGACTCTGCGCAACCAAGGGGCGGCTACGGCTGCGGTGGTGGCGGGGCAGACTGAGCGCATCGTCAACCCAATCCTCGAGCGCCTGGCCGCCCTGGAGCGGGCGTCCTACACCGGACAGGGGCGGCAGGCGATCGCTGACCCGCAGATGGAGCGGTTGGCCGCGCTGGTCGATAAGCTGGCGACCTCGCAATCGACGAGCACCGGCAACACAGCCGGCCGGGCCGCAACCTGGGCCGCGGTGGGCTCGCTCATCCTTCTGCTACTCGCCCTCGCCGGCTTCTTCGGCCTGCGCAGCCAGCAGCCAGAGATTCGCTACCTACCGGCGCCCACGGCACAGACGGCGCCTGCGGCGCCACGATAGGAGACCCCCATGGGACTCATCCTCGTCATCGTTCTGCTCGTTCTGCTGCTCGGCGGCGGCGGCTACTGGTACGGAGATGCGCGCTGGGGGCCGCGCGGCGGCTTCGGCTTGCTCGGCTTGGTGCTGCTGATCCTGCTCGTTCTCTACCTGCTCGGCGCGCTGCCGAGACTCTGACTACCAAAGGAGGCTACCGATGCCCGAAGCCACTCCCGACAAGTCGCCCCCGCCGCTGTCCGTCGATACGGTGGTGGTGGCCATCCAGTCCGCGCCCTGGTGGAAGTCCAAAACGTTGTGGGCAAACCTGATCGCGCTGCTCATCGCGATCATCTCGGCCCCCGAGCTGGTGGACCTCGTTGGCCCCGCCAAGGCCGTCACCATCGTCGGCACCGTCATCCCGGTGCTCAACGGGATCCTGCGCCTGATCACGTTTGCGCCGCTTACCGGGACGATGGGTGCGACCTCCGCCACGGCTGCGCAGCCGGCCGCACTGAGGGCGTCGGTGCAAGCGTCGTCGCCTACGCTGGTGCTGAGCCGTGAGCAGTACCCGCCGGCGATGCCGCCGGGGCGGGTGCGGCCGTGAGACGTGCGCCGTTCCACCTGGTGCTAATCGCGGCGGCGCTGGGCGTCCACTGGCTCGCCGGCTGCGCCACTGCGCCCAAGCAACCCACCGTAGACCCCACCGCAGCCGCCCGCTACTCGGCCGAGCTGACCGCCGCGCAGGTCGATCACCGCGAGACCTTGCGGGAGGCCGAGGCTGCACGCGTGGCAGGCACCCTCGTCGGCGCCAAGCTCGAGATGGTGCGCACCGCCGGCAAGGAGCTGGACTCCGCGATGCAGCGGTTCCACGCCGAGCTGCAGCTGTACCTTGCCACGGGCGTCGAGGGCGACGCCTTCAACCGCGCGCACGCGGCCATGGCCCAGGCGCGCACCAACCTGGCTTTGACCTGGGAGGCGGTGAACCGTGGCGCTTGACGACGCAACCCGCGGCGAGGCAGTCAAGCTCGCCGGTCAGATCGCGCGCCTTGCGGTCGAGAGCTACCACGGCCGCAAGCTGCTACAGGGCGAGCGCGAAGCGCTGCTCGCTGCCGTGCGCAAGGTCGAGGCCGAGCGGACCTTCACACCGACGGACGAGATCCTTGGCGGTGTCGGGGGCGAGGACGATGGCGCCTGAGAAGGCGGTCAACTTCACAGCCTTGGTCCTCGCCGACCTCGTGCGCGATGAGGGCGAGGTGCTGCACGCCTACCCCGACTCGCTGGGCTTCCTCACCATCGGCGTCGGCCGCCTGATCGACCAGCGCCGCGGCGGCGGCATCTCGCACGGCGAGGCGATGATGCTGCTTCGCAACGACGTGGACCGCGTGACCGCCAAGCTCGACCGCGCGCTTCCCTGGTGGATTGGACATAGCGACGTGAGGCGACGCGTGCTCATCAACATGGCGTTCAATCTCGGCGTCGGTAGCGCCAACCCGCCGAAGGGGCTGCTGGCGTTCCGCAACACGCTCGCGGCGATCAAGGCTCGCGACTACGAAGCGGCGGCGCAAGGCATGCTCGCCTCGAGATGGGCCGCACAGGTGGGCGACCGAGCGAAGCGGCTGGCCGAGATGATGCGGCGCGGCTGAGATGAGGAGCCGCCGCGACCCCCTCGGCTGCCTCGTGCTCTGGCTGTCCGGGCTGTGGGTGTGGATGCTGGCGAGATCGTGGAAGTAGGCAGCTGACCGCTCAGCGCTTCATGCCGCTGCCGTAGCCCAGGACGGGCGCCCGAGCTGCCGACGGCGCTACGACATCGCGCTGGCACTTCGGGCAGACCTTCGCCTGCGCGCTGATCCACTCGTCGCAGTTCGGGCACCTGCGCCGCGATGAGCCGGCGCCGCCGGCCGGCTTGGCGAAGTACATCAACCAGGCGAGGAAGGGGCCGAGCAGCGCGCCGCCGATCGCGCCGTACAGGAGCCCGAAGCCCTTCTTCTGGCCAGCGTGCATGCCAATGAGGACGCCCAGCCCAACCCAGAACAGTACGCCCATGGTTCACCCCCTGCTGGTGATAGTACGCCTCACAGCGCCGCCATAGTCCCGCGCTGCTGCTCACCCCCGCCCTCACCCCCAGGCGGCCCACCGTTGCGCCGCGTGAGCCCGAACCAGAAGCCCAGCGTGAACGCTAGCGCGTGCGAGGCGAGCACGCCGATGGCGAAGACCCAGCCCATCAGGGTAACCCGCCGGTGATCCGATCGACTTGCGGCCCACTTTTCGCGTTAGTATGGGCGATCCCCATCATGTCTTCTGCTCCCGGTGAGGACGCCTTGGACTGCTCCGGCAATGTCGCCGGCAGCGAACGGGCTTCGGCTTCATCGGAGGGCAGTGCAACATGGCCACCCGGCACCTCGACTCCGCCTCGCGACTGATCGCAACCGCCTCGCGCCTGATCGACCGCGGATCCCTTGCACGAGCGTGCGACCTGTTGGAGTCCATCGCAGCCGACTTCCAGCTGGATCGCACCGACAGCACGAAGCTCGCGCAACTCGGCCTGCGTCTCGCGGCGTTCGCGGAAGCACGGTCGAGCGCTCACCGGCGCGGCCTCTTGCGCTCTTTGCCGGCGCCCTGTCCGGTGCTGCCGTTCCGCAGTAGGGCCGCCTGGGTCGCGGCAACGGCGCGGCCGCGGGCTGCTAGCGCCGCGTTGCTGACGAGTTCATGAGCTTGGCGTAGCGAGCTTTCCAGCGCGATCAGTTCCTTGTCCGAGAGCGCCGCGAGAGTCGCCACCGCCGCATCATCAAGGCCGAGGGCCTGATCCACCGTGATCCTCAGCTCGGCACACAGCCGCGCGAATGTCGCGATGTCCGGTTCCGCCCTCCCCGCCTTCCACTCGCTGATGATCGAGCGGTTCCGGTCGATGCGACGGGCTAGCTCGGCCTGAGTTAGGCCCTTCCGCTCCGCGAGCGCGAGCAGCGCCTTCACGCGGCGCGTGATCTCCGTGTTCTTGCCGATCCGGGTGAGCGACACCGGGCGGATTGTCCCGTCTCGCTGGACCGAAGAGCCTTGCTTGACAGCAATTCGGAACTGTGCCATCGTGCGTCCAACGCGGTTGGACAAGCCATGACGACACCCAATCAGATCCAGCGGTTCCTCGACGACCACGGGCTGACCCAGACCGAGCTCGCCGAGGGGTCCGGTCTCGCCGTGTCGATGGTGAACGGCATCGTTCGCGGTCACACGCGCCCCCGCACCGACACGGTGCAGCGCCTGCTCGCGTACTGCCGCACCGTCGACCCCGAGGTCACCTTCGAAGCGCTCTTCGGCGACGTCGAGGCCGTGGCCTGATGGCGCGCCGCCGGACGATCTACGCACTCTCCGCCGACGACGGCGTTGTGATGTACGTCGGGGGCACCACCACAACCTTGGCGCTTCGCCTGCGTGGCCATTTGAAGGTCGTAAACCAGTCGACTACGCCGGTCAACGAATGGATTCGGTCGGTTCGGCTGCGCGGCGGAAGAATCAAGATCACCGCGCTGATCAGCAATGCGGGGCCGTCTGACGAGGCCGCAGAGATCGCTCGTCGCGTGGCGCTTGGTGAGCCGCTGCTGAACGTGCGCGCCGGCGGACGGTGCGCTCCTTCTCAGAGGCTGGCGCTCAAGTGTCAGGCCGACGGGGAACGCCATGCCAGCGTCGCCGATGGTGCGCTTCCGTCGTGGGCGGAGAAGGTGGGGACATCGGCGGAGCGCGGTCGCGAGCACAGCCGCGAGTGGCTCACTGTTCAGCGCGCCATCAAGTCCGCTCTCAAGCCCATCCGCCCCCGCGAGCCGCTCCACCCGAATGCCTGGCGTGACCAACGCGCCGCCCGCCTCGCAGCCCATCAGACCACCCACCCCGCGACGGAGGCCGCCGCTTGAGAACGTCTCTCTTTCTCACCGCCCTCTCGATCTTGCTGCTTGGCGGTGCGCCAGCCGACCAGCCGGCCACGTTCGGCGGGCTGTTGCTCGCGTGCTTCGTACTCGCAGCGTTCGCCCTCGGCTTCGTGCTCGCCGTCGTCGGTGATGTTCGCGAGCTGAAGGAGAGGCGCTAGGTGTCCACTCGCTCTATTCGCCGCCGCGCCGACGAGCGCCGCATCACCGGCGCCGCCGACCTGCTCCACGTCATCACCTACGGCACGCGGCCCGACCCCAAAGCCGCGATCAAGCGTCGCATCGCCGAGCTGGAGCGCGAGCTTGCCGAGCTGAAGGCAAAGGCCGCCGAGAGGGAGGGCTAGCCAGTGTCCAGGCGGCTTGCGCTCGCGAGGTGGAATGCGGCCAATGCGACGTTTCAGAGGTTGCTCGCAAGGCCGTCGCTCTACATGCGTTACCCCGGCGGACTTGTTCCAGTCCAGCTTGTTGGAGCCAGCCCTGGCGCCGCCGACGCCTTCGCTGACTGTGAAGCCGAGGCTGCGTGGCTCGTCGCCGCCACCGCTGTTGGCTTTAGCGCCGCCACCCCCTTCGCGACTGCGGATGGTCGCTAGCCCATGCACACCCCCACCCCCCCACCCATGCCCGCCACCCTCAACCGGCCTGCTTCCTCGTTGGCCCCGGCGGCAGCACCCTTCGCTGTCGCCGGGTTGAGCACGGGCGAGCGTCGTGAGAAGTGGCATCGGGGTCATCGCTTCATGCTGCATGTCGGTGATGTCATCTACCTGATGGCAGCCGCCTATCTGGCGTCGTCTCCGCGTGCGACGTTCTTGTTGACTGCGGCCTGGTTCATCTTCGGCGCGCTGAGGCCGCGGCCGTGAGCGAAACCGTCTCGACACCCACGGACCGCCAGCGAAGGCTGAGCCTGTCCGGGCTGAGCGTGGTCGAGCTGGTGCGCGAGCACGAAGCCGCGCACCGTCGCATGCGGCGGGCGAACGTCGCCATCGTGGGCGATGCCGCAGCGTGGGCGGCGCGACTGACGGGAGGCGGGTAAGTGGGCGAAACGAAGCCCGATGGCGGCGAGCGGCTGGAGGACTGGCTTCTTACACGGCTGACGGACGCCAAGGATGGAGGTCGCCTCATCGAGCAGCGCGACGAGCTGCTGAAGGCGCTGAAGGGCTACGTCGAATGGTTCGGTCCGGCGCACGACGCCCTCTGCGCAGGTGACGACACCTGCGAGTGCACCGGAAAACCGCTCAACGACTTGGTGAACGCGGTCATTGCCAACGCGGAGGCTCGCTGAAATGTCCGCCATCACTCCCGGCCACCTGTTGACGCACCTCGTGCCGCGCGTCAAGCAATCACCCGAGGTTGCAGCCTGCGGTGTCGTCAAGCCGCTGCGCGCCTCGACGATGCTGCGGTGGGTGACGTGCCAACGGTGTCGCGAGATCGGTGAGCAAGCGCCCGCGACCACGAAGGCAGAGGTGGCAGCTTGAACGCGCCCGCCGCCCCTCGCGAGGAGAACCTCGTGCACCTGTTGCGCGCCAACGGTCTGACCGCGTGCGGGCGAGTGCCCCGCGTCGAGGTGCGCTTCGTCACGACGGAGGCCAAGTCCTGCAACTGTCCAGGGTGCGCCTACGCAGTGCTGAGGAGAACGGCATGACCTTGTCAGCGTTGCACCGGCGCGGGTCCGAAGTCACGCGAAACGGCGCCGACCGTTTGGCGGCCAAGCTCGCCGAGGAGCAGGCGGAGCGCGAGCTGATGGCGGCACTTCACACGGCGATTCACTCGACCTGCCTGAGTGACCACAGCGCCGCGCAGTCCGTCGCCGACACGTTCCGCATCGATATCGGAACGGTCTATCGCTGGTGTCGCCTTGAGCTGGTCTGCCGACCGCTCCAGGACTTCCTTGACCTGGTGAATGCCTGCATCCGCGGCAAGGGGGAAGAGAACCCGGCGGGGCGCGAGCTAGTCCGCTACGTCCGCCGCCTCTACCTCGACCCGCAAGCCGCCCCGCGCGAGGTCACGCCGTCGTTCATCAACTGCACCGCGGCCGAGACGATGGGCGCCGTCGGTGGACTGCTCAAGTCGCTGCTCGACGCGGTGAGCCCCGACAGCCCCGGTGGTACGGCGCCGACGCCTGAGGAGTGGGCCGAGCTCGAGCCGCAGTTCGAGGCGGTCGCTGAGCTGCTGGAGGCGTTGAGGCTGGCGAGGCCGACGTGCATGCGGCGGGTGCCGATAGCAGACGGAGGAATGCCAAGTTGAGCGAGACGTTGATCGAGTCCGCCTACCGCCAGATCGCCGGCGCCACGAAGGCGGCGAAGCTCGGCAACCTGTCGGCGGCGCTGTCCTGCGGTGTTGGCGACGTGCAGCGCGCCATGCAAGGAACACCGCTGCCGGGCAACGGCTACTTCCGTCTGCGCCGCCTGCTCTACGGCGTGGATGCTCTCGCGCCCGTCGCCAAGGCAGTGCCTCGTCAGGTCCGCCGACGCCCGCGCTGGCTCACCAACCGCGAGGGCGAGGAGTTCGCCGTCCACGACCACCTGGACAGGCGGACGAGTCGCGGCGCTGACCAGACGAGCCGCAAGGCCACGAAGCGCGGCGCCCACCACGCGCACAAGCCGGCCGGTAGCAAGCCGACGATCAAGCTCCGCAAGGCGCAGCGGAGGAAGCGTTGACCCCTCGCCCCTGGCTCCGCACCTACGCCGACGGCCTGGTGCACTACCTCGCCGTCGACCACGCGGCCGAGTTCACGCTGTGCGGCATCAGCGACCGCAAGGGCGACGGTAGCTCGCACGAGTTCGTCGAGGGCGTCGACCTCATCGGCGACGAGTGCGCCGACTGTCGCGCCCGCCGTGAGGCTGGGGCTGAGGTGTTCATGGCCGAGGTGGTTGCGGCCGTATGAGCGCCTTCGCTCACTCGCTGGATTCGTTCCTCGCCATCGCTTTGCGTGACGCGCGCGACGGCGTGCCTCCTGAGCATGTGCGCTGCGGCAAGCGCGTTGCCCCGGCGCCCGCCCTCGACGAGGCCCAAGGCCGCGCTCGCCAGCGTCGCGGTGAGTTGAGCGAGATGTGGGGACTGCCGCGGAGGAAGAAGTGAGCGACACCGTCACCGTCTCGCGCGCTGATCTTGAGGCACTGTTCGCCGCCTTCCAGTGCGGCATCTATGTGCGCAGCAGCCTCTTTCACGGCGGCGCTGCCGAAGTGGTGGCGCACTCCACCATGGACAACCTCTACCGTGCCCTGCATGGAGATCCTGCAACCGGAGGTGATGCCAACGAAGTAGCCGACACAGCCAACGTGCCGTTAGGTGGCCTGCCGGCGGCGGGGTTGCTCGGGGCTGCCCCGTCGCCGGCGTCCGCTGGTGGGTTGCTGCCATGCCCGTTCTGCGGGAGTGCGCCCGCGTTGATAGACGCGGTCGAAGACGACACCGTCGTGCCACCGGAAGAGAGGCCGGGCGTTTGGTTCGTCGTCGTTTGCGACGCCGCCAGCACCGGATGCGGTGGACGTGGCGGCTATGCGCGAGGCGAGGCCCCCGCCCGCGAGAAGTGGAATCGTCGCGCGCTCGAATCGCTGGCCGCCCGCTTCGACCTCGACGACGAAGCCACCACTGGCCACGGGAGGCGCTGATGTACGACGAGCAACGCCGCGACTTCTCGCTGCTCGACGACCTTCGCGAGCCCGCACAGCTGCGCGAGTTCGGGCGCTGGCTGGCTGGGGTGGCGGTGCTCGTCGTGGCTGGCGTGCTGCTCGCCGTCTCCGTCTGCTGTCAACACGAAGGGAGGCTCGGATGGCTGCCAAGGGTAAGCGCCGCAAGCAACTCGACGCCAAGAAGGCGGCGAAGAAGGCGGCAATGAAGGCCGGCGAGAAGCCGACGTCGAAGTCCAAGTACGCGCTCAAGTGCCGCGGGATCTACCCGCCAAACAGCCCGTACCTGACGCGCTGGGCGCAGTACACCTAGAAGCTAACGGCCGAGGCTGCCACCTCGGCCACAGGAGGACAACGAGATGACCGCTGTCGACCCGGTTGGAAGTGTAACGCAGGACGCGCCGCCCGACGAATACGTCGAGTGCGACCTCGCCGAGTTGGCAGAGGAGCGCGGCTGCGACCTCATCGTCGCTGACGAGCGGACTCTGTTGCTCGACCTGGACAACGACCACGCACGACGGGTATTCGACAGGAACCTTCCGAAGGTCAAGGACAAGTACCCGGTCGAGAGCGTCGAGCGCTACCCGTCGCGCAGCGTCGGGCACGAGCACGTGATCGTCGGGCTGCTCCACCCGGTACCCGACGCGACAACGAGACTGCTTCTGCAGGCCGCCCTGGGCAGTGACGCAACGCGCGAGCTGCTGTCTCTCTACCGGGTCAAGCGCAACCACTCGACACCAAGCGTGCTGTTTCGCCCAAGGGCGAACGCCGACGGCGCCGCAACGGAGCCCTGCCAGTGACCACCCAGCCCCCCACCCCGCCCCCGCCGAAGTGGGCGGTTACGCGAACCGGCGCGGTGATGCTGCGCGGCGAAGTGCTCAGCATGAAGGACTGCGCCAGTCTCGATGAGCTGGCGAGGGACGCGAATGCAGGCGCGGTGGCGCAGGCGTTAGCCGATGCGCTCGTGCCGTTCACGCGCGTGTCGATATTCGAGCACCGCCTCGCCCGCGGCGAGTACTACATCGGCTGGCGGGCCGGTGATCTCCACGGCCTGAAGGTGGTCGCTCACGATGCGGTCGCGAATGCCCGTGAGGCCATCGCCGCCTACGAAGCCGCAGCGGGAGGCGCCAAGTGACCGGCATCGTTCACTCACCGGCCGCCGGCCAGAGCATCGTCTCCGTCGTCGCCTACGCGGCGCTCTGCACGCCAGGCGGCAAGAACCTCGGCGGCGAGGAGTCCACCTACCTCATCACCACCGTCCGCGCGAAGGTCACCTGCAAGCGCTGCCTGCGGCTGCTGGCGAAGGCGGCGAGCAAGTGAGCGCGCCCCTGCGCAGGCCAGCGACGCCCGACGCGCTGCCGCTGCCCGCGCTGATCGTCGTGGACTGCCCAGCCTGCGGGGCGCTCGGCGTCGTGGATTGGGCGCGCGACGACTACGTGCGCGGCCCCGGCCAGACGGAGCATGGCATCTGCGGCCACTGCCGCGGCAAGCAGCAGCTAACCCTCTACGTCGGCGCGATCGACGGCGAGCTCCGCGGCTTCTGCGAGGACTTGATGGTCCTCGTGCGCTTCGACAACCACGCCGACATGCTGGCGGGCGACTGGAGCAGCGAGCGGCCGTGTGACCGGCTCGAGATCCGCGACCGGCGAATGCTGGGCGAGTTGGGAGTGGGGCTGTGAGCGGCCGCAACCCCGCCGGCTTCCCGCTGCAGGGCGAGTATCGGCTCGACAACAACGCCTCGCGCGAGCGGGTGCCGGCCTGTCTTATCCCCTGGTCCCCCTGGTCAGCCGCCGAGATTGCCTACGCCGAGTACGCGCTGCGGTACGGGCTCCAGCAGACTCTTGAGCGGCTAGCAGAGCGTGGAGGATTCGGGCGCGACGAGTTCATCGACCTGCTCGCACAGGCGGCAGAGCGGGAGGCGAGCAATGCCCGCTGACCTCGTCGCCGTGTGGGTGCTCACCGTCGCCCTGGTGATCCGCGCCGCGCTGGCTGGCAGGCGGCCGGGGCGGAAGGGGTTGGCGTCGTGAGGCCACAACTTCCCGCCAGCATCGACACCCGTCGCAACCGGCGCGGTCCGGTCACGGCCGACGCTCAGCGGCTTGCTCGCCTTCTTGTGGCCATCGATCGGCTGAGCGAGATCCGGCCGCTGACCATTCACCGGACGCGCGCCGGTCGGCATCAACTGGCCGCCGGTGGCTGGCGTTGGTGGGCCGACGACGGGCACATCGAAATCTGCGGGTCGCAATGGACGCTGAGGGAAGTTCTTAGGTCACCGTATGTCGCCATTGTCGACAACGGCGGCGGCTGCGAATTGATCCCGGAAGACGGCACGCACGGACGCGACTCGGACGCCTCGCTTCACCGCAATCCGCTGGTCAAAGGGGCCGCCGCTTGAGCGCACCGGACCTCAACGCGCTGGGGGCGGTGATTGCCGGGGCGGGTGCGCCTGCGACCCCTCCGTCGGTTCCGCCGCCGGTGGTGCTGCCTGGCCCTGGTCTATACGAAGGCGTGCGCTTCGCCGACTACCTTGCCGATCCGCTGCCCACGCCTTCGCTGACGTCGAGCATCGCCAAGACGTTGCTGTCGCGCTCTCCGCTTCACGCTCACCACGAGCACCCTCGGCTGGGCGCCGGCGCGTTGGCTCCGGCCACCAAGGCTATGGATACCGGCACTGTCGTGCATGCGCTGATTCTCGGTGGCGGCCAGGACTACGTTGCGGTGGATGCAAAGGACTGGACCACGAAGAGGGCCAGGCAGTCTCGCGACGCCATCCGCGCCAACGGGCAGATCCCGATCCTCGCCCGTCAACTGGATGCCTGCGCCGAGGTTGCGCGCCGGCTGGAAAGCGCCATCCCGGCGAGTGCCAAGCGCGAGCTGACGGCCGTCTGGCTGTCCGGCGGGTCGGTTCTGTGCCGGCGCCGCTTCGACGCTCTCGTGATCGACGAGGGTCTGATCCTCGACCTCAAGACTTGCGAGGACGCCGCGCGCGCTTCAGACGACGGAAACATCTCGTCGTTCGGTCGCGACCTCGAGGCCGGGGCGAGCATCGACTGCGCCGACACTCTGCACCCTGACTACGCTGGACGGTGGCGGTTCGAGTACGTCTTCGCGGAGATCGGACCGCCATACGACGTCGTAACCGCGCCGATCACTGGCGCGATGCTCGACCTTGGCCGCCGGCTGTGGCGCCGAGCTGTTGAGCGCTGGGATCTCTGCTTGAGAACGGATCGCTGGCCGGGGGTGCATGGCGGCCGGGTGATTCCACAGCCGCGGCCGTGGGTGCTGGAACGCGATCTCGACGCTCAGATGGTTCACGCCGAGGCGATGCGCAACGGCGCCCGCTCCGGCTCCGACTGGCTAATGGAGGGCTGAAGAGATGGCGAAGGAGTTCATTGCGCGGCCGCCCGAAGCGGGTCCTGTGCCGCTGCTGATCGGCTTGGAGGGTCCGCCGGGTGGTGGCAAGACCTGCAGCGCCTTCCGCCTTGCGACCGGCATGCAGCGGGCTCGCAAAGGTCCAATCGTAGTGATCGACACGGAGGCGGGGCGCGCGAAGAAGTTCGCTGCCGACTTCACCTTCGATTACGTCGATCTCTCTCCACCGTTCAAGCCGCTGCGCTTCTGGGAGGCAATCGCCACGCAGCTTGAGCTCAACCCTGCGCCGGCCGCCATCGTGGTCGACAGCATGAGCGACGAGCACGAGGGCGAGGGCGGCGTTCTGGAGTGGCACGACGACCTGGTGAAGGCCAAGACGTTCGGCGACAACTCGCAGTATGCGTGGGGACCGCCGAAGGCCGAGCGCAAGCGGCTCATCGGCCGCATCCTTCGCGTGAAGGTGCCGCTCATCTTCACCTTCCGCGCCCGCGAGAAGACGCGGCAGGAGGATGACCCGGACCGCCGCGGCAAGAAGCGCGTCGTGGACCTCGGCTGGGTGGGTGTCGCCCCGCTCGAGATCCTGCACGCCCTCGACCTCGTTTGCCTGCTACCGAGCCGCGCGAACGGCGTCCCGGTGTGGCGCTCCGACAAGGCCGGAGAGGGCTTCATCGTCAAGCTGCCGGATCACCTCGTCCAGCACGTCAAGAGCGGCCAGCTCAACGAGGAGACCGGCGAGGGGTTGGCAAGGTGGGCCGGAGGCGGCTGGTCGAGCCAGGGCAAATCTCTCGGGGCCGCCTCAGAGGTCGAGCGGCAGGATCTCCTGCAAGAGGTCGGCTCGCTGCTCACGGGCCGCTGGCCGAGTGGGTCGAAGGCAGATAAGGCCGCTCGCGGTCAGGCGATTGTGTGGGCCTTCCAGGTGGCCGCCGGGAACGCCTGGGAGAAGGTCAAGGAGTTGCCCTTGGATCGCGTCCGCAGCGGCCTGGACGCGCTTCAGCGAATGCTCGAGGGCAATCCGGTGGGGCGCGAGCTGGACGACGAAGACGCGGCCGCTCTCGAGGCCGAGCAGGAACGCCTGGCACTTCAGGTTGGGTAACAGGAGGAGAGCATGGCAACAGACAGGAAGACAGCAGAAGCCCCCGGCAAGCCCGCTGGCGAGCCCAGCGGCAAGGCGGGGCGGAAGAAGGGTGGACAGCTCACCCACGGCGCGATCGTGGCGCAGACGGTCGCCCAGGGCGGCAAGTGCTGGGTCACGGGCGCCGACCTGGGGGCCGACGTCGCGATGGTCGGCGGGAAGCTGGTCACCGGGGCTATCGGCAAGCTGGCGGGCGGCGGCGATCTCCAGGCGCTCTGGGAGAAGCTGACGAGGCGCATCGCCGACGCCGAGGAAACCATCAAGAAGTACGGCCGCCTGCGGAACGAGGGCGGCAAGCTCACGTTCGCCGGCGAGAAGGCCGACAAGCCGGTCGCTTCGCCGACGGGCTAGCAGTCGCCGCGGCGGCTGGTGTGTCCCGGTCGCCGCCTTCGGGTTCTTTGATCGTTCGTGGGGTTGGCTGGTGGGCATCTCTACCGGTGGGGCGTGCTGCATAACGGCCGATTCGGCAGCGGGACCGGCCAACCCCACGAGCGATTGGACGGCGAACGACGAGACGAGCGGAGGTTGAGTGGCGGAACGAAAGACGTACCGAGAGAAGCTCCTAGATCCTCGCTGGCAAAGGCGCCGGCTGGAGATCCTCAGCGCTGCCGACTTCACCTGTCGCGACTGCGGCGACAAGACCAAGACGCTGCATGTGCACCACGCCTACTACCTTCCTGAGCGCGAACCGTGGGAGTACCCAGACGATCTTCTGAGGTGCGTCTGCGATGACTGCCATCGCGAGCATGCCGAGGCAGACGACCAGCTGCGCGCCGACCTGCAAGACCTGGAGATGATGCTCCAGCAGTGCAGTCTGCGCTCGAAGTACGCGGCCGCCAATGGCGTCCATACCCTCGCCGGGTTGATCCTCTCGTTCCGCGACCTTGGAGCGATCGCGCTGTCTCAAGCTGCCGTTGAGTTTGAGGCGTTTGCGTTCCCATGTGCAGTAGGCGAGGAGATGCCGGGGCTGAAGGTTCTGCGCAGCCTGAAGGCCCGCTCTGATGGTCTCTATGCCGCCGAGGGTGGGCGATTCATCTCTACTTCGGAGCTCGAGTGAAGCAGGCGCCGCCGGCGTTCCCGTTCTACCCGCGCGACTTTATGTCGGCGACGTCGGCGTGGACACTTGAGGAGCGCGGCGCCTACATCTGCCTGCTATCGCTGCAGTGGGAGGTTGGCCACATCCCCGGAGATATCAAGCGCCTGGCCGTCACCCTCGGCGTCTCCGCAGCCAGGGCGCGCTCGCTGTGGAAGATCCTCGAGGCGAAGTTCCCAGCGAGTCCCGGTGACGGGCTACTCCGTAACGACCGCCTCGAATTCATCCGGCAGGAGGTACACCGGAGGCGGCTTGATCTGGCGCGCCGCGGACAGAAGGGGGCTAGCACGCGCTATGGCCGTAGCTATGACACCAGCCATGGCGGAGGCGATAGCTCTGGCGATGACAATGGCTATGGCGTTCCTACTCCTTCCGGATCTGTGGTTCCTTCTTCGTCCGCTGGTCTACGAAATGGAAGTGGTAGAGGAAGCGATTCGCCGGGCGGGCTGTCGCCCGCCGTGCTCGCTCGCCTCGACGAGACCAACTTCGACGCCTTCTGGAGCTCCTACCCGAGGAAGGTCGGCAAGCTGAACGCCCGGAAGGCGTGGAAGCAGACGGCGAAGAAGCGCCCGCCGCTGGCCGATCTACTTGACCGCCTTCGCCTGCTCGCAAAGTCCCTGCAGTGGACGCGCGATGAGGGCCAGTTCATCCCGCACCCGGCAACCTGGCTACGGCGCGGCGGATGGGAAGACGAGCCGGAAGGCACGCGGTCGAAGCCGCGCGGAACCGGCGCCGAGGTCGACGAACAACTCGCCGCATGGGCAGCGGAGGGCGCCAAGTGAAGCCGATGCTCGCCGGATCGAAGCTGCTAAGCCTGGTTCGCAACCCGCCCGAAGGCATGCAGTGGACCTGCGCGAAGTGCGGCGAGAAGTACGTCAGCATCCCGCCGGAGAACGGAATCTGCCAGGGGTGTCACCGGCCGAGCCGTCACCGCAGCGAGCTCGGCCGTAGCGAAGCGCTCGCCGCTGCTGGCGTGCCGGCTCGCTTCCGCCATCCCTTCGTCGAGCCCGGGCCGGCAGGTGAGCAGGCGGCGTGGCCGACGACGAAAGACGGCACCCCGTGCACTGCGTGGCCTGACTCGAGCGGCTGGTCTCTCGTGCTGCTCGGCGTCACGGGCACGGGCAAGTCGGTGATCGCCGCTGAGCTGCTGTGGCGGACGATGCGAAAGCTCGGACGCGGGCGTTGGATCTGCGCGTCGGACATCGCCAACCTCGTGCTGTCGGGTCGCGCAGTGGAGCTGGAGGCGGTCACGTCATCGCCTGCGGTGGTGGTCGACGAGCTGATCGGCGAGCTGGCGCCGCCGGCATGGGCGGCAGTCGAGAGCCTGATCTGCCGGCTGTGGGAGCAGGAGACGCCGACGATCATCACCATGAACCTTTCACCGCCGGCGCTGCTCGCGAAGTCGGCACCGCTAGCCGACCGCCTCCGCGACGGCATCGTCTGCCGAATGGACGGGGCTTCATTGAGGGGGCGGAAGTGATGCGCGAGCGGCCAATCTTGTTCAGCGGCCCGATGGTCCGCGCCATTCTCGCGGGCACCAAGACGCAGACGCGGCGAGTGATGAAGCCGCAGCCGAGCGCAGGCCCTGGCGGGCTCGTTGGTTTGCCAGATCGCCACCTCATCCACCATGTCGTCGACAGCGGACCGGCCGATTGGTACTTGCTGGCGCGCTGCCCCTACGGCGCCCCCGGCGATCGGCTGTGGGTGCGCGAGGCGTGGGCGCCGTGCGAGTACCTAGGACGTGAGGCACTAGGCCGGCCGCTCTATCGGGCTTCGTTCCCGCCGATCGCCGACGAGCGGCACGACTTCGGTCTGATCACCGAGCCGAAGTGCTGGCGACCGGCGATCCACATGCCGCGCCGCCTGTCGCGCCTGCTGCTCGAAGTGGTCGACGTGCGAGTGCAGCGAGTGTGCGAGATCAGCCTCGACGACGCGCGCGCTGAGGGCATCCCGCAAACCGGCGCGGAGGCGCACGAGCTGGGGCTGCACGACATGAATCAAGAACCCGGCCACGAGTGGGACAACCGCACGTCGGTAGAAAACTTCTCGCGGCTGTGGGACCGGATCAACGGCAAGCGGCGCGTGCCGACTTCGCGATGGCAGGCGATCCCAGGCCCGGCCACGGACGTCGACACTTCGCACTCGTGGGCCGCCAACCCCCGGGCGTGGGCGATCACCTTTCGCCGCCTGGAGCCCGCATGAGCCAGCGCCCACCCACCCCACCCACCACCCACCCCGGCTACCACTACGTAGCCGTCGAAGCCGGCCCCGAGTGGCGCATCGCCGACGCCGACGACCGCCTGTGTTCGCAGTGCCGCCGCCCAGCCGTGGCGGTGCTCTTGCGCCCTGGCAAGCGCGGCGAGAGGCCGAAGCGCTGGCGTTGCTGCGATGACCCTCGGCACCTGTACGGCCGCTGGGTCGAGAACGGCAAGGTCATGCAGTGGCGGCTGGTGGCGGATGCGGTGGAGGGGGCGGCGTAAACATGCGAACGACCACCACCGAAGCCGAACGCCACACCGCCCGCCGCACCTGGCTGACGACGGCCAGCGCTGCCGAGCAGATCGGCGGGTGTACCGCCAGCCACGTGCGCGAGTTGATCGACTGCGGCGACTTGCGGGCGCTCGACGTTGCCCGCTCCGACTCCAAGCGCGTCGACTATCGGATCAAGCAGGAATGGATCGACGACTACCTGAAACGGAGGACGCGTGGCGCGGCGTAAGGTGCGGCGCGTCGGCGCGAGCGGCGTCACCCTGCGCGAGGGCGGGGTGTACTACTGGCAGAAGGCGCACCCGCGCCTGTTGAAGCGCGCGTTCAAGTCGCTGGAGACGAGGGACAAGGCGACGGCGCTTGCCTACGCCGGCTCGCTCAACACGCTGCTCGAGCGAGGCGACTTCTCGGTGGTGGAGCGGTTCGTTGCCGGGCAGATCCGCATTGCTGACCTGCACCGCGAGGTCCGCGAGTTCAACTGGAAGCGGTTGCAGCGGCTGCACTCCGAAGGGCTGCAGCTGGGACCAGAGATCGAGGACTTCCTCGCCCGCGTTCTTGGCCTTCGCCGGGCTCGCACGCACACGCTCAAGGAATCCGCCTTGAAACTGGCGCGCGAGCACTTCGGCGCCGATCGCCGCATGCACACGGTCACCAAGGACGAGGCTGAGCGCTACCTGCAAGCCAAGCGGGAGAGCACCGGCGGGACTCCCTGGTCGCCCAACAGCCAGCGCTCGCACCGGGCGGCACTGGCGGCGTTGTGGGACTGGTCGATGGGGCGCGAGTTGGAAGCGGCGAAGCTGGCGAACGCGGCGCCTACGCTGACGGAGAACCCGTGGCGACGGGCCGAGATGCCGAAGCGCGAGCTGGCGCGCTTCAGCTTCTTCACTGCCCCGCAGGCGCGCGCGTTGCTGGCGTCTGGCGCGGTGGCGGGCACCCCGCGTGCGGCGCTGTTCGCGACGGCCTTCTACGCCGGGCTGCGCGCTGGCGAGCTCGGCCACCTTCGCACCGACATCGACGTAGACCTCGCCCGCGGCTTCCTTCACGTCCAGGCGCACGCCGGCGAGCACGAGTGGAAGCCAAAGACGGACAACAGCCATCGCAAGGTGGCGATCATCCCGGCGCTGCGGCCGCACCTCGAGACGCACCGTGAGCTGTTCGCCGGCGAGCGGTACTTCTTCTGCGCCGAGGGCCACGACTCGCCGCCGAGCATCAGCACCCTCGACGCCTGGACCCGCGCTGCCTACACCGCGGCCGGCTTCAAGTACGGGCGTACCGGCGAGGCGTTGACGCTGCACTCGGCGCGGCACAGCTTCGCTACCTGGCTGATCGCGGCTGGGGTGCCGGTGACGACGGTGGCGAAGCTGCTGGGTGACACGGTGCAGGTGGTGCTCGGTACGTACGCCCACCACTTGCCCGAGATGGAGCAGGCGGCCTACGGGCTGCTGCAGGACTTCGCGGCCGGGGAAGGGGCTCCCGAGTGAGTCTTTTTCGTGACATCAAGCGTGGCAAGTTGAGGCCGCAGCCGGCAATCGAGCGCGACCACGAACAGGCGGCCCTCTTCATAACCGGCGGCGCTCCGTCATTCGTTGACGTGACGGGCGTACCGATGGAGCCCAGAAACTACAGCCCGCCGGGCCAAGAGTCTTCCCTGCCGGCGCTGCTTGATTGCTGGCTGGAGTGGCGAGATGTTCTGCCCGCTGGTGTAGCAGCTGGCTGCAGAGTGCGTGCGTACCCGGGTGGTCACCCAGAGAGCATCGGCACCTTGCCAGAAAAGTACCGGCTTGATGGCGCGATCCTCTTGGCTGAACAGGTTGGCTGGGTCTTGCGAGTAACCAGCGTTACCTCTGATTACCCGCACAGCCGCTACACCGCCTATGGGGAGGTGGCCGTTCCACTGAGCGCTTCCGGGTCAACCTTCACCGGCGCCAACCAGCTTGGCCGTGACATCTACCGCATCTACGGTGGAAGCGGCCAGATTTCTCCCAATGAGATCGTAACCAAGCAGTACCCGTGGCGCCTTAGCAACGACTTCAAGGAGGAATTCAAAAGGGGGTGGATGGAAGGCGGCGATTGCCCGCTGCTGCGCGTCGGATCCTGTATCGCCCTGCACACCTTCGACCTGCTAAACAGCTCGAACGTCGCATTAGAAGTCATCGAAGCATCTGACAAACGGAGCGACGCCAGGCGCAGACAACCGCCTGCCGTCGGTATCAGGTGGCACCGACTCGTGGTAGTGCGGCCCGGCGTCAAGGGTCGCTCGGCCGTTGTTCGTGCTGGGTCCGGTGAGCCGCTGATGGCAGCCCACTTGGCCCGTGGGCACTTCAAGACCTTCACCGCGGAAGCGCCGCTGTTCGGCAAGTACAGCGGTCGCTTCTGGTGGATGCCTCAGGTGCGCGGCAGCAAGGAGCGCGGAGTGGTGCTCAAGGACTACGAGGTCAGAACAGACCGCTGCCCATACAAATCAGGCCAGTCCGTTACGAATCAACGACTTACGCCAGTCTCTATTCATCCAGGCGATGGCAGCGATGAGGCGCGGCCGGGGCGCGTCGAGTCATCTCTAGAGGGCGGACAGCTCGCGTCTGAGGGCGTCGACGCTGGTCGAGCAGTCTGCGGCGGCTCCAGTTCGCGCCCGAATTCTGACAGTCGGCCATACATCGGCCTCCCACCCCTGGCGACGGAGCCGCCGGCGTGAGCGCTCAGCGCACAACGTGGCGCCAGCTTGCCGCCGAGCACTCGTGGGCGGCTTGGCTGGTGTGGTCGGCCTGGTGCGGCCTTATGGCCGTGGTGGCGAGCGCCCGGTGGGTCGTGGCCATCGACGTGCTGGCTTGCGCTTTTGGCGCCTTCCTCGCTGGCGCTGAGATCGCCCGCAAGAACGACATCGAGCGAGCCGAAAGGTTGGCTCTGCGAGCAGGCGAGACGGGCCACGTCGAAGTAATCCGCGTCACCGTGTTGCGCGGCCAGAACGCCGCGATGGACTTCCTGGCCGACGCCTCCCAAGTGCACGCGGCTAGGAAGCGCGACTTCGGCACCGGCGCGCCGGGGAGCGAGGAGCCCGCGGCGTGACGCGCCACCGCGACACCTCGACCCTCGGCCGTAGCCGCCAGGCGGACCGTCTGATCTTCATCCAGGCCCGTCGCTGGCAGCGCTTGGTCAATGACGGCGATTACCCATACGACGAGACGCGCTGCGCGTATTGCGCCCGCCCTGTAGCCGCTGATGCGGCGCGCCTGCGCACCGCGCGCACAAACGACGGCGAGTGGTGGTTGGTTGCGGCCAACGCCGACCTCACCACCGAAGAATGTGCGCTGGTGATCGAGACCAGCGTGCGGGCGGCGATGCGGGTCGCGACGAGGATGGCCAGAAGGTTCAAACGAGAAAGGGGTTGGACGTGACGCCATCTCTGCCGCATTCGCTTTCCCCGTTGGCGCTCGTCAGCCTGTGGTCTGACTTGGAGCAGGCGTACTTCGGAAAGCACGGCTCCGGCGGCGACACGGCGGAGGTCTACGCGTACCGCCTCAACACCGGGCGTCCCGAGGGTGGCAAGGGCGCCAGCGAGGAAGCGGCAGAGGCCCTGGTCGATGTCTGCAACTACTTCGCGAAGGCGCGCTACGCAGCCATCACCATCGATGGGATGTCGCCGGCCACGTGGTTCGCAGCCGAGCGTCACAGCTTCTTTCACCGCTGCTACGTCAAGGTCATGCCGTGATGACGCCCGCCCCCGAAGCCATCTTCGCGCGAGCGGCCAGCGACACCCGAGAGCAGGCGGATGCGACGAGGGCCGAGGGGGCGGCAAGTCTGGCGGTTGCAACAGGCGCTCGCCCTCCGCTGCGCATCGTCGTCTACGGCAAGCCAGCGCCACAGGGCAGCAAGAAGTACGTCGGCAAGTCGAAGGCTGGCCACGCCATCCTCGTCGAGTCGTCGAAGCATGTGGCCGGGTGGCGCGAGCTCGTGTATGGCGCCGCTCTACAAGCCCGCAACGGCGCCGCTCCGCTCGATGGCCCGCTCGTCGCGCGAATGGTCTTCACGGTGCCGAAGCCAAAGAGCGCACCGAAGGGACGAGCGACCTACCCGGCGACCATGCCGGACCTGTCGAAGTTGGCGCGCGCTGTCGAGGACGCCTTGACGAATGCGGGCGTTTGGACTGACGACGGCCGAATCATCGGCTACAGCCGACTGTGGAAGTGCTACCCCAACGAAGACGCCGAAGCGCTCGAGGCGCCGGGCGTGCGGATCACGGTAACGGAGGTGAGGTGACATGCCTGAGTTCAAGGTCGGCGACCGCGTGATGTGGGGCCAGCCAGGCCGGCGGCTGGTGGAAGCGCAAGACGGGCGAGGTGGACGTTCGCCCGCGTGGAGAGACTTCGTACCTCGTCGCCGTAGCGACCGCTTCGATGCGCCGACGGAACGGGTGGACGCCCGCCGGCACCACCTCGAACGCGGAAGCGCATCACGGCGCCGCCTTGAGCCGCGACGCCACCGGCCAGTAGAGGAGATCCTGCGCGCCCGGCGCGGCTTGGCGGCCAAGTACAACCTCTCAAAGGTGGCGGGCGCGGTTGAGTCAGCTTCGACATCGAAGCACCGGACGACGTCACCGACGAGCAGGTGGCGCGAGTGGGTGGAGTTCCAGGCCAACTGGAACTCAAGCATGAACGGGGCGCTAGCCGATCGCCTGGGTGACATGGAGGCGGTGAGCCGGCCGGTAATCCATCGCCAGCCGCAAGCCCCGCCCGCCGCGCAGGCCGAGAGGACGGCGCCGTGAAGGCCGGCGTCAAGATCACCGTTCACCACAGCGGCCGTCAGTCGGTGAGCCCGAGCGACATCGTGCGCGAGCTGTTCCGCCGCGGTGAGTTCGCGCGGCTGGCGCGCATGCAGCGCCGCATGCAGCAGCACGAAGAGCTGGCGAGCGAACCGCTGCACGGTCGCCCGTGGCTCGACAGCGAACGCGCGGTGCGCTGCGCTGAGGCCGACTGTCCCGCTGTGTACCACGCCGACGGATTGGGCTGCCCGCGCTGCGGGAGCTTCCAGGCAGTGCCGATAGCGCGGGCGATCAACGGAACGACGAACGACGAAGGGAGGGTGAGTTGAGCGAGAGCAATCACGCAGAGGCGAAGGCAGACGGCATCGACTTCGGATGGTCGATCTTGGAGCTGATGGGCCATCGGCGATTGGCGGGCAAGCTGTGCGAGGTGGCGATAGCCGGCGCCGGCATGCTGCGGATCGACGTGCCCGCTCCCGATGGCACTTGGGTGACGCAGTTCTACGGCGGGTCGGCCGTCTACTGCATCACGCCCACCACCGAGGAGATCGCGCGAGCCGTAGCGCGCGGCGCTCGGCCCGAGCCGGTGCACCGCTGGGAGCTGGTAGCCGCCACGCAGTCGCCGCCGCCGTGGTCACCAGACGGAGACGAATCGGACCATGAGGAGACCACCCTTGAGTCGGTCTAGCCAATTCACCGGCCGCCACCGCCACTACCGGGACAACCGGATTCTGTCCATCGCGATCCTCGCGGCAGTCGTCGCATTCCTCATCGCCGTTGCGTTGGCGAGCGGGCAGACGACGACCTACTCGGGCGCGATCGACAGCACCGGCTACCACCCGCAGCCAGGAGTCACCGTCCAGGCCGTCAGGCGCAGCGACCACAGCACGGTCTACAAGCGCCTGGACCCCAGCGTTGAGCAGGGCAGCCGCCCCGACTGGTTCGAGTGCCGCTACCTCGAATGCGACCGCGACGTGGACGTGACCCGCACTACCCCGGCGTGCGCCAGCGAGCACGGCGGCGGGACGCTGTACCCGACGGTCGCCGAGCTGTTCCGACAGGCAGGCGTGACCCATTCGCCGAGCACGCAGGACTCGTGCGATTTCGGCTTCGCCAACTCGAACGGTCGGGCGCTGTGGGGCTGCGCCGAATACGAGGCCTACACCGGGAACCGCAACGACCCGAGCTGCGGAGCGGTCGAGCCCACCCCAACGTCGCGCTGCACTCGACCGTGCGTCATGGAGTTCGGGGTGTGCAACTGCCCTAGCCCGACACCGACACTGCCGGCCCCAACGCCAACGCCGCCGGTAGTCAATCCAACTCCATGCCCGGAGCCAACACCCTGCCCAACTTGCCCGCCGGTTGTGCGAGGCGAGCGCATGCCGGTCTCCGTGCGCGCGACCATCAACAAGGCGCTGGGCTCGCTAGGCCGCCAGTGGCAACCGTCGGTCGCCGAGGCGCGCAGGTGGCTCGACGCACACCCACTGTACGTGCCGTCGGAGCGCTCGACGGGGCAGCTGACGACCGGCTGGTCGTGCGCCGATGGCCGACCCGTGGCGACCTTGGAGGCCTGCCAGTGAGGCGCGTCACCTACGCATGGTCGGGCGGCGGGCGCGAGTTCTCGCTGCTCGTCGACGACGACAAGGCCAGCGCGCGACCGCGTGCGAGCGTCTGCGTGACCGGCGGCACCGGGAAGAGAACCCTCAAGCAGTCTAGCCGGCTGTTCGCTGAGGCCCTTGACTATCTCGCCGTCGACTTAGAACGCTGGCAACAAGGTGACACTACGTGACCGACCACAACGAGGTAGCCACGCGCGACCACCACGCCCTGCAAGACGCAGAGGCGGATCGGCCGCGCGACGCCGAACGCACTCCGCAGCAGACGCACAGCCTGGAGCGCACCAGCCCCAAGGGCGGACCGTTCTTGGGGCGATGCGTGTTGTGCGGAGCCGCCGACTTGCCGTCCAAGGCAGCGTTGTGGGCGTGCCCAAATCCGCGCGGCGCCAGCAGCAACCGGGCGCTACTCGACGCCATCGAAGGTGGGCCATGAGCGACGCCGAACGCACCGGCGAGTTGACCCGCGAGCGGCTGGCCTGGGCGCTGTCCGTTTATGACGAGCAGGGCATCGCCGAGGCGGTCAAGCAGGCCGCATCGCCGCACATCATCGCGGCGGCACGGCGTCTGCCAGCAATGCGACCAGCGAAAGCGGACGAGGTTGCGCGCGCCATGGACGATTACAACGAGGAAGTATGCGGCGGCGAGATGGGAGACGCCGGAGCCAGCGGATTCAGAGCCGGCTACCGCGCCGCCGAGCGTCGCCTGCTGCCGTTCACCGACGAGCCGCCAGCGGCGCCGGGAGGACAGAGATGATCGCCTGGTGTCGATGCGGCCATCTGCGTCGCGACCACGGCCAAGAGGGAGGCCGATGCACCGCCGGCAGCGATCACGGCGGCTGCCTGTGTCAGCAGTTCGACCCCTGGTCCGAGTCAGACGCGGACGACTTCCTGCCGACGTCGGCAGCGGAGTTGCCCGAGAGCGAGCCCGAGCCCGCGAAGGTCGAGCCGCCGAAGCCACCTGAAGTCTGCACTGGGCCATTCTCCGACGCTTACGACTGCCCGGTACACGACCCGCGAAGAGTGGCGAAGGCGACCGAGGCGACTGAGCCGCGCGTTCTGTGGGAGGGCAACGTCAGTCGGCATTTCCCACATCGCCTGCTGTCCAACGGCAAGGTCGAATGGCGCGACACCACAATGCAATGGAGGCCAGAGACAGCGAACTACGTCAACGCCATTGCCGCCGCGATAGCCGAAGCCCTCGCCGCCGAGCGGGCGGCACGAGCGGCGCAGGTCGAGGCGGCATTCTACGAAGGCGGCGCTGCCGGCGCGAGCGATGAATGGGCGGGCGATTGCTGGCTCAACAGCCGCGCACGCGCCGCGCTCAACGAGGTAGCGAAGTGAGCGAAGCCATCTACATCGAAGCGATGCGGCAACCGCTCCGAGACAGGATCACCAAGTTAGAGGCCGAGTGCGACCAGCAGCGCGAGCGCGCCGAGAAGGCCGAGCGGGCACTGCGCGAGCTTGCCGCCGGTCATCCCGAGCTGGCGAAGGTGCTGCTCGGCGAGGCGTACTTGGACCGTTTCAAGACGGAGGCGGTCGACCCTCACAACGCCGCAGTCGAGCGCGCCGAGAAGGCACTAAAGGCGCTGCGCTTCGTCGAGTGGGTACCAGTCATGGCACCGATCAATCGGCAGTGGTGTCCGTGCTGCCAGCAGCTGCCTGAGCTGGGGCATCGCGAGAAGTGCATGCTCAACGCAGCCCTGCGCGGCGACACCGCGACGCCGGCAGCGACTGCCGCGACGGGCGCAACCGGCACGCGCGACGACGAGGAGACGAGGTGAGCCAACGAGACGACGGGATCGGCTTCTACTTCTTCATGGTCGGAGCACTCTTTTTGTCGTTGCTCGTCGCTGGCGCCGTGATTGCCGGCATCACTCTTGTCGGAGGGCTGCTCTTAACCCACGTCGGCGAGTGGGCGGCCGGCCTCTGGTTCACGCTGTTCGGATGCGCCTTCTTCGTGGCCGTTGTACGAGGGCTGGAAAACTCATGAGCGCTGACCCGATTCGCCCAGCAGGACAGCGACACCCGCAGGCACTGCTCGCGGGCACCGCGACGGGCGAGGCGGGCAACCAGGCGAAGGAGGGCGACTGAGATGGGCTGGGAGAAGGTACACCTACCGAGGGCCATCGCGCTCCTCGCTGGCAAGCGCATCGACTACGACGCCCGCTACGACTGGACGCCCGACTTCCAGGGGGTCATGCGTTTGCCCAGCGGCGATCGCGTTGCCCAAGACAGCCCCAACCACGATTGGGACGCCGTCGCCGTGGAGTACGTGCGGGCCGTCCGCTACGGGACCGTAGAGCAGGTCGGGCGCGCCACCATTGCCCTCAACAGGCTCTACAGCAACGAGCGCACCATCGGCCTGTGGACCAACGAGCAGACGTGCCCCATCCCCCACGACAACCTCTACGTTGTGGCGATGGGGCTTGCGCTCGTCGGCGCCATCGAATCGGGCGACGCCTTCCTCGAGAGCGAAGCTCGCTGGCACTGGACCTCCATGCTCGACGCCTGGGATAGCGGGGCGACGGCCAGCAAGTTCGTCTGTCTGCCTGGGCGCCGCGTCCTTGGCGAGCCCAATCACGTTGCCGGCACCGGCATCCTGCGCGTCCTCTACGACAGGCCCCAGGAGAAGGCGCTCGCCAAGGCCGACGGGTGGGACGCCCCCGAGAACGCTGGCGTGCGCTTCGTGCGCGACAACCGGGCCAAGCTCGGCTTCGACGGCATGCTCGCCGGCGCGGCAGCCTGGAAGCTCAAGTACCCGATGCGCATCGTCCGCGACGGCGACGCGATCCTCGGCACCATGCAGCGGCCAAAGGGTGAGCTCGGGGACGCGGACCGGGCTACGTGCGACTGGATGCTCTGCCGCGAGAGCAAGGGCAAGCGGCAGGTCGAATACGGCAACGGCTGGCAGAAGCCAGCGCCGCTGGGGCTGCGGCCGGGTGGGCGGGCGGCGTGAGGGATTCGGCTTGACCACGCCGCTGTCGCCCGACACCGAGGCCCGCCTGCTGGCCGCTCTACGTCGTCACGGCCGCATCGGTTGGGCGTGCGACGAGGCGCGGGTGTGCCTACGCAGGGTACAGCGCCTTCGCAAGAGCGACCCACGCTTAAAGGCTCGGGTGGCCGCCGCCTTTCGCGACTGGCTGCAGGAGCGCTCGAAGGGTAGGCGCCACCGTTACCCGTACCGAGCTCGCCGCGGACAGCCGATCCGCTAGCTTTGTCGCCATTAGCCCCGGTGTTCCGTGCTACACCGGGGCGCATGAGACGCACGCTCTATCTCGCCTTCCTGCTCGTCGCCATCCCCGTTTCCGCTCAGCAGCAGTGGGGAACGTGGTCACCAGGTCGCGGCGCCTTCGGTGACTGGCGCTGGGCCTCGCCGTTGGCGAACGCAGCCGCCATCGAGGCGCTGACCGGCACTCCCGGCGAGTGCATCGCCGCGATGGATACCGGGCTGATCTACTGCTGGTCTGCCGACCTACCAGGGTGGGTGGTGCAGGGCGGCGGCGGTGGCGGCGAGTGGTGGCTCGCCCCCTACAGCCACCCCTCGGACCCCGGCGCCTGCGACAACGCCGAAGCGGTCAGGGTCTGGGTCAAGGGCGCGGGGCGATACCTGACACGCTGCAACGGCGCCGAGTTCGAGCAGTGGTTTCCGCCGCACTCCGACGAGCACGCCTTTGGCGGGAGCGACGAGTTGGACGCGGCGTCGCTGGCCAGCGGCTGCGCCACGGGTGCGGCGCCGGTTGCCGATGGCACTGGTGGCCAGCAGTGCTCAGCATCGCCGGTCGTGGTGTCGACCGATTCGCGGCTGAGCGACGCTCGCACCCCGACCGCCCACGCCGCCTCTCACCAGCACGGCGGGGCTGACGAAGTGGGCACGGTCACCCCTGGAGCGAATGGGATCCCGAAGGCCGACGGAACCGGCAAGTTAGCAGCGGGCTGGGTGCCCACGCTGAATCAGGACACCACGGGGAACGCGGCTACAGCGACGCTGGCGACCACGGCGAGCGCCGGCGACAGCGCGACCGCCTTCTTCTCCAGCGGGACCGTCGAGGCTGCGCGGTTGCCCGATCTGTCCGGCCTCAATGGTGCCGTCACCGACGCGCAGGTGCCCAACACGATCACCGTGGACCAAGCCACCACAGCGACCACCGCCACAACGGCCAACGGCGTCGCGGCCAACAGCGTGGCGCTTGGCCCTGACACGACAGGCGGCTACGCCGGTAGCTCTACGGAGGGCGGCGCTGCGGACAACGGCGACTCGGCCACGGGATTCTTCCCTATCGGCTCTGTTGAGGTCGCACACGGCGGCACGGGGAGCACGAGCCTCGCCGCTCATGGAGTGGTCATCGGCAACGGCACGAGCGCCGTAGCCGTCACCGCAGCCGGCACTACCGGACAGGTGCTCACCAGCAACGGGGCCAGCGCCGACCCAACCTTCCAGGCGGTTAGCGCCGCAGCGCCATTCCTCGGCGGCGGCGCCGACGACGCCGATACCGGCCTGCTGCGCGGCTCCAACGGCGTTGACTTGGTGTGCAGCGAGAAGGCCGCCACGGGCACGGATGCCTGCATCGCCTACACCTCATCGGACACGTGGACCGTCAGCATCGCGGGCACCGTACGCTTGACCGTGGCGGCGGGCAGCCTCAACTTCACCAGCAACGCCAACACCAACCAAGAGCTGACCCTCGGTGGGCAGCCGTTCGGCCCCGGTTCTCAGGGCAGCTCGAACGGGTGGACCTTCTACAAGAGCGGCTCGTCCGAGGACGCGATCACCTCATCCGGCTACAGCGTGCAGTCCGGTAACGTCGTCGGCTTCAACAACGGGAACGCCTCATCGAACGACGTCAAGGACCAGGGCCAGCTAAAGGGCGGGCAGTCCAAGACGCTGACCGACAACACCGCGACCGCTTTCGTGCGGCTCACCATGTCGTCGGGCTCCACCATCGGCGGGACGATCACTTACCAAGTTGGCGCCACGGATGGCACCGACTATCAGTCACGCTCCGGCATCGTGCCCTTCAGCGCGGTCGACAAGGGCGGGACGATCACCTGCACCATTGCGACTGTCGACGGCGCTACCGAGGTGGTCGCGGCGTCCGCCGGCACGCTGACCAACAACGCATTCACCTGCGCCGATGCGGGCAGCAACCTACTCGAGCTGCGCGCCAACATGGATAGTTCGTTGTCGAGCCCGACCGTGACGATGAAGTGGCAGGCCGAAGTCATCGGCGTTCAGGGAACGCTGGTGATCACCCCGCAGTAAACGTTGGAGAACAGGGAGACCGCCATGGCCCATGCCCACGAGATCACGACGCAGTCGATTCGCTTGACCGACGACCAGGGGCACGCCCACGACGTGCGGCTGGCCGTGCGCTCCAACCTGCCGGCCGGCTGGTGCCAGATCGAGATTTGTGAGCCCGGCAACGGCAACAGCACCGGCGCCGTCGAGGCGATCCCGGTCCGCCTCAAGATGAGCGACAGCGGCGGCAGGATCGCGGCAGACTTCCCGGGCTGTGACCCCAACGTCGTCATCGTCGATGGCGAAGGGCACATCACCAACGGGTGACGTGCCGATGCCGGCAAGAGCCGAACGCCTGCGCCCGGTACACCAGCGCGCCAGCGAGCGCCAGAGGGGAAGTGCGCGCCAACGTGGGTATGACAGGGAGTGGGAGAAGCGGAGCGCTAGACAGCTGGATAGGCAGCCGTGGTGCGAGCGGTGCGCCTTGCGTCATGCGCGAGAGCACGGCAACGCGTCGTGGGTCATCGCCATAGGACTATGCCCAGAGATGATCCACGACTACATCAAGGCCACCGTGGCGGTGATCGAGCGTGCCACCGACGTCGACCACCGCAAGCCCCGCCGCACCTTCCCGCCTCACCTGCAAGGAAGCGAGGAGATAGGTGGATCAGACCACCCGGACAACCTCCAGTCGCTCGGACATGCGTGCCACTCGCTCAAGACGAGGACCGAGAACCCACAGAGGGCAGTGCGATGAGTTGGCGTGTTTGTCACCGGGCGAGGACACCGCAGGCTCGGAAATTTGTAGAGTCTTCAAAATTCTCTGTGGGGGTGGGCCTATTGGAGACCGCTCCTGAGGCCCATTTTCATCGCTCCGGGTTACTGTCCGGGGGGTAGCCGTGGCTCGCGGACCCGCCAGAACACCAACCGCGCAGCTCGTTGCAAAGGGTGCAACCCGCGCGAGCGAGCGCGCCGCTGCGGAGGCTTCATCGCTGGCTCAGGTGGGCGCTCCCGATCTGCCGGCCTATCTCGACAAGCGTGCGCGTGAGGAGTGGGCTCGACTGCTGCCGCTGCTGACGGCGCGCAAGGTGTTGACCGCTACCGATGGCGCCGTGCTCGGCGAGCACTGTCAGGCCGCGGCCGACGTCGAGAGGTACATGGGCCTGATCGATGAGGAAGGCGAGGTAGTGGAGACGCCGAACGGCGCGCTACAGCGTCACCCCTACACGGTGCTGCTGCGAGAGGCGCGGAGGCGACTGGTGGACACGGCTGGGCGGCTTGGCATGACGCCGGCGGACCGCACGCGAGCGACTCAGGCCAACGACCCGGGCGTGGTCAAAAACGCCTTCAGCTTACTGCCTGGTGGCAAGGCCGCTGGGTGAAGCCACGCTTCGCCGCCTACCCGCACGTTGCCGCGGCGCACGGGTACGCCCTGGACGTGGTGTCTGGCAAGGTGCCGGCCTGCAAGTACGTCAAGCTCGCCGGCCAGCGGTTCCTTGACGACCTCGACCGCTCGGCAGGCCCCGACTTCCCCTACCGCTTCGACCCCGAGATAGGCGAGCGTAACTGCGCCTTCGCGGAGTGCTTCAGCCACCAGAAGGGCAAGTGGCGTGGGACGCCTTACCGCCTGGAGCCATGGCAGTGCTTCCGCCGCGTGAACGTCTTCGGGTGGGTGCGGAAAGAGCCGACGACGCTACCGGGCGGCCGCGTGCTCTACGTGCGACGCTTCCGCGAGGGGTATCTCGAGGTGCCGCGCAAGAACGGCAAGAGCCTGGAGGAGGCGATCGACGGGCTCTACTGCTTCGCTGCGGACGGTGAAGAGGGAGCAGAGTGCTACAGCGGCGCGACTACCGAGGTGCAGGCGTGGGAGGTCTTCCGCCCGGCGCGAATGATGGCCCTCGACTCCAAGGACTTCCGCGACGCCTTCGACGTTGACGAGCCGGGCGCCAAGCTGCTGTTTCGCACCAGTGACGGTAGCCGGTTCTTGCCGTTGATCGGCAAGCCCGGAGACGGAGCCTCGCCGAGCTGGGCCTGCGCCGACGAGTACCACGAGCACGACACCGACGACTTCGCCGACACGATGAAGACCGGCATGCTGGCCCGCGAGCAGCCGTTGCTCGAGTACGCGACGACGGCCGGCGAGAACATCGAGGGCCCGTGCTACGCGATGCGCGAGCGGGTCATCAAGATGCTGGAAGGCACGGTCCCGGACGACGAGCTGTTCGGCATCATCTACACGATCGACGCGGAGCCCTACACCTTCCGGGGCGTGAAGTATCCGGCGGTGGACTGGACGACGGTTGACGCCTTGCGGATGGCGAATCCCAACTATGGGGTGTCGGTCAACCCGGAGATCCTGCGCGCGGATCAGCTGAAGGCGATCGCGGACGCCCGCAAGCAGGGCGTGTTCAAGACGAAGCACCTCGGCGTCTGGGTAGGCGCCCGTTCCGCCTGGATGAACATGGAGGAGTGGAAGCGCTGCGGCAACGCGCTGCTGACGCTGGAGAGCTGCATCGCCCTTGGCCTGCCGTGCTGGGTGGGCATGGACATGGCAGCGAAGATCGCCTTCGGGTCGGTGATGTTCCTCTTCGTCGACGAGCGCGGCGGGGTGAAGAAGTACAAGCTGGTGTCCCGGCACTACCTGCCGACAGAGACGGCCTCAGACCCGACGAAGCAGCATTACCTCAAGTGGTTGAACGCCGGGGCGATCATTGCCACCGAAGGCGGAGAGATCGACTTCACCCGCGTCGAGGATGAGACAGCGGAAGAGATGAAGGCTATCCGCACGGTGCAGGAGCTGGACTTCGACCCTCGCCACGGGACGCAGGTCTCCCAGCGGATCGAGCGGCTAACCGGCCTGCCGCGCATCGAGATGCCGCAGAACGTGGACACCTTCTCGCCGGCCATGTACGAGATCGAGGCGGCGGTGAAGGCCGGCCGGTTCGAGCACGACGACAACCCGGTGACTAACTGGATGTACTCCAACGTGGTCGCGAAGCCGGACGCGCGACAGGCCCTCTACCCGCGCAGCTCACGGCCCGGCGTCAACCACATCGACGGTGCGGTTGCAACGATGTTCGGAGTGCGGCGGGTGCTGGAGCATGTGCCCAACGTGCCGGCGCCCATGGTTCACCACAAGCTGCCGAAGGGCCGCGGCGGCGGCTCGCGTCCAATCCTCAACGCCTTCCAGTAGGAGCGAAGCCATGCGCGAGGAGTGGGAAGACGATCTGTTAAAGGCGGCCGCCAGCGAGGGTAACCGGGCCGCGGCAGCCCGAGCGGTGGGCATTCACACCGACACGGTGCGCTATCACCAGTGGCGGGATCCGCAGGGCTTCGGTGCGCGCTTCGATGCGGCGCTGCGGTCGGCCCCTCGTCGGCGCGCCGGCGCGCTACTCGCGGCGCTGCTTCTCTCGTTGCCGCTGGCGGCGAACGCCACGATCACCAGCTCGCCGGTAGACCTCGGCGCCGAGGGGCTGTCCGTCACCGTGACGCTGCTGCGCTGGCAGGAGAGCGCGCCTGACGACTGGACTTCGGCGTCGGCGGCTGGCGTCACGACGAGCGATCTAGGGGGCGGCCTGTACACCGTGAGCGGCCTACCGGCGGCGACCGGGACCGACCGCTACGCCGTGCAGCTCAGCGCGGGCGGCGTCGGGCTGCAGACCTATACCTACGGCGCGCAGCCCGGCACGCGAATCGTCTGGCAGCAAGAGCTTGACCTACCGAGTGCGCCCACGATCTTCAAGCAGGGCGACACCTTCGCTGCGCTGTCGCTGGTGGTGAAGCGCCGGCTACCTGCGGCAGCCTGCGAGCCCGAGACGACGGCGACGGTGACGGCAGCGAACGCGCAGACTGGCGCGGCGCTGTTCACCGATCAAGCTGCGACGATCACCGATTGCGTGCTCGACGCGACGACAGGCACCTACGGCGCGACGTTGGGCTACGACATGCAGGCGGGCGACCTCGACACCGTGGGCAAGTACGCGGCCGAGTTTAAGCTGTGTTACTCGCCGTCGAGCTGTCAGACCGTGCCGACGGATGGGCGGTTGCAGTTCAGCGTGGTGAAGCGGCTAGGCGGATAGGACCGCTTGCGGTCCCGGGAATTTCACTCGCGTCGCCATACCGCCCAAGTGGGTTGTACTCGCGCCAGGTGATGAAGGTGACGGTGCCGGTTGCCCGGTCGATGTCAGTGATTCTCATCATGAGGCGCTCAGGGGCCGCCTTCGCGGGTGCGGCCGCGGCGTCTGCAGCCCTAGCGATCGTTGCGCCGAACGGCAGCAGGGCGAGCAGCGAGCGGCGGGTGAGACTCATGGCGCCTCTTCGGAATGGAGTCGCACTCGGCCACAGATCGTGCAGTACGTACCACCTGCCGAGACGGTGCGGTACTGGTGTTCACAGGCCGGCGGCTCGCCGTCGTCGTCGAGCGGCTTCCTCTTCAGCGCGTCGAGGATCGCGGCGACCGGCTCAGTCGGGCGCCCGGTGATCCGTTCGTAGCAGGCGGCCGTGTAGTAGTCGCCGCGCCAGCCGATTGTTCCGGGCTGCATCGGGAGTACTGGCGCCAGGCACCCGCACGCGCAAGTGAGGTTCATGCGCCCATTCTAACCCCCTGTCGGAAAGTGTCGCGTATTTCACACCCCGGCCGCGCCACCATCCGACCGTGGCGCTTCAGCGCTATAGCCCGACGGTCGCAGCCGTCCCCAAGCTGGGCGGTGACTACTCGCGCCAGATCGCCTCCCGGCAAGCGACCGAGTACCTGTACTCAGGCGGCATCCTCGGCGAGGACGAGCACCCGTCCCGCATCCTGCGCGAGAAGTCCGAGCCCGGCGACCGCGTAGGCGAGCTCTACGACCGGATGATCGAGACCGACGCCACGCTTGGCGGTCTCGACGAGAAGCGCGTGAAGGCAGTCATGGGCCTGCCCTACTCGGTGATCCCCGGCGACGAGAGCGACGAGGCGCAGGAGATCGCGGACACCTGCGCCGAGATGTTGGACAAGATCAAGGGGCTGGGCACCAACCTGCAGCACCAGCTTGGCGCGGTCCCACGTGGCTGCGCTATCGACGAGCTGGGCTGGGTGGTGCAGCGCGAGCGGTTGGGCCGGCTCACCGGCTTGTGGCGTGTCGCGGAAGCATGGGACCGGCCGCTCTGCCGGTTCGGCTTCAAGGAAGGCGTGCTCCACGTTCGCCGCCGCAACGGCCAGCTCGAGCCCGCACTGCCGGCCAAGTTCATCCACGGCTACTACGGCACGAAGGACTCGGCGTGGGGACGGCCGCTGCTCGACCGCCTCTACTGGTTCCACTGGCTCACGCTGCACGCCTGGAAGTACTACGGGGTGGCGCTGGAGAAGTGGGCACAGCCGACCGTCGAAGTGGAGTATGAGCGCTCTCAGGACACGACGGTCAACGCCGAGCGGGTGGCGCAGGCCCTCGACATCGCCGCCAGCATTCAGACCGAATTTGCCATCGCCCGACCGAAGGACATCGCGGTCAATCTGCTCGAGGCGCTACGCGGCGCCGGCGTGTCTTACGAGTCGTTCATCCAGCTCCTCGACCGCGCGAAGGCCCTGGTGTGGCTCGGTGAGATCGACACCAGCGGCCTGAGCCAGGGCCCCGGCAGCTTCGCGAAGAGCGTCGTCAGCAACGAGGTCCGGTTCGAGACCATCAAGTCCGACGCGACGTGGCTTGCCGAGGTGCTGACGGACCAGCTCATCCGCCCGTTCGTGCTCGTCAACTTCGGCCTCGACGCGCCGATGCCCTATTGGGAGTTCGACGTTGAGGAGGCCAGCGACCGCGAGCTGCGGCAGGCGGGCGCTGCAGCCGTGTTGGAAGCCGGCGAGGACGTGCCGCTGGCCTACTTCAAGCGGCTGCACCAGGTGCCGCCCACGAAGAAGGGCGAGCCGACGGTTCGCAAGCGGGCACTGGCGCCGGTGCCCGCTGCCCTGGTGTCCGTCACGCGGAAGACGCGGATCGTGCCAAATCCCGACCGCTACCCGCTGCCGCCGCCGATTTGGCTGGCATGGGACGATCAGGAGCTTGTGGCGTGAAGGTCACCGAACGCGCGCCCGGCCTTGTGACGTTGCTCGCGCCTGACGTCGACTTGCAGTTCGACGGCGAGGGCGGCGTCGAATGGGCGGTCGCCAAGCCGGTCAACCTCAAGGACACGCACGGCGTCGAGATCACGCTCGAACGCCTGCAAGAGATGGCCGCGGCTTACAACCCCGAGGGCATCGAGGCGGCGGCGATCAACTTCGACCATACCCTCGGCGGCCCGGCTCACGGCTGGGTCTCGTCGCTGAGCGTGCGCGATGGCCTGCTGTGGGTGCGCCCCGTCGAGTTGTCCGCCGAGATGGTCGCCGGCATCCGTGGCGGTCGCTATCGGCGCGCAAGCGTCGAGCTGACGACCAAGCACCCCGAGACCGGCGGCTGGTATCTCAACGGCCTCGCCATCCTAGGCGCGGCCCGCCCCGCAGTGAAGGGCCTTCCGCCGATCCGCCTGCACGCGCCACGCTTCGTGCTCGACCTCAACGATTCCGCTTCCGCCCCTCCATCGTCGGAGGAAATAGAAACGGCGCCTCCGGACGATCCGGGGGAAGACAAGGAGACGGTGATGTCCGATCCGAAGGAAAAGGCGCCGGCAGCTCCCGGCACCGACGACGAGCGCGGGCTCTTCGAGAAGTTCACGGCGTGGCTCAAGGGCAATCAGGCGAACGCGGCGGAGCCGCCGCCGCCGCCGGCCGTCCAGCTCGGTCTCACCGCCGAGGACGTGAAGCGCGAGGTAGCAACCGCCCTCGCCGGCGACCACGTTGACCGCGACCTCGCCGCGCTGGCGGCCGAGGTTCCGCCGGCCATCCTCGGCAACCCGCGCACCCGCGCCAGCCTCGTCGCCGCGAAGCTCGAGGGGGCCGAGGCGTACTCGCACCAGCTTGCCCTCGTGAAGGCGAGCGGCGGGGGTGCGAGCGCCCTACTCGGCGGTCCCACCGCCAGCGCCGAGACCACGGGCGAGGCGCATGCCGGCCTCATGTGCAACGCCAAGGAGCAGGCGCTGCTCGCGCAGATGGGCGTCACGCCCGCGGACATCGCTCGCGTCGAGTCCAAGTACCTGAAGGTCAACTGAGGAGAGACCCATGGCAACCGCTGCCGCAACTGTCGACATCCAGCGCCAGGAGGCCGTCGGGTTCTCCGACCAGGCGCTCGCGGTCAAGGCCGGTGAGAAGATCCTCGCCGGCACCATCGTCTGCATCAACGCCGACGGCTTCGCCTACAACGGCACCACCACGGCCGGGCTCAAGGTCGCCGGCATCGCCCGCACCGGCCTGGACAACACCGATGGCGCCGACGGCGTCATCGGCACGTTCAACGCGCGGGCGATCACCGTGCAGCACGGCCGTGCCTGGCTCATCGCCTGTGACGGCTCGCCGAAGCCCGGTCTGCCCGTCTACGTGGTCAACAACAACAGCGTTACCACCGTGGCCGGCAACGTCTTCGCCGGCGTGCTGATCCAGTACGACGCCCCGACGGGCCTGTGGGAGGTCTATATCCCAGGCGTGGCGGCGCAGCGTGGGATCGGCGCCACCCTGATCGCGGCGCTGACGGACAACACCGCGGGAACGGCCAACACCACGCTCCAGGCGATGCCCGACCCGACCGACGCGCCCGCCACGGCCGACGCCCTGCGCGACGACCTCGTCGCCGTGCTGCTACCGGCCATCCGCAACAACTTCGCCGACCTCGCCGCAGCCGTCAACGCGCTGCGCGGCGCCTAGGGAGCGACCGCCATGAGCTTCGACCCCACCGCACTCAAGACGGTCGCCACCCTGGCGACGCGCAAGATGCTCGTTGACTTCGACAAGCAGCCGATCGACATCTCGTCCTTCGCGCAGACGATGCCCTCGGCCGGCCGCTACCGCACGCAGAAGATCGAGTGGATCAACGCTTTCCCCGTGATGCGCGAGTGGATCGGGGATCGCAAGACCTTCGGCCTCTTCAAGGACGGCATCGAGCTCACCCTCAAGCCGTTCGAGATGACCTTCAAGCTGGATCTGAAGGAGGTCGAGATCGACGGCGACCGCTCGATGGTCACTACCGCCGAGCAGGTCGCCGCGTACATGGTGAACGGCTGGGCGAACGGCAAGGTGGTCAACGCCTACGAGCCGATGCGCGTCAACGACACCACCACCTACGACGACCAGAACCTCTTCGACACCGACCACGTGGACGGAGACGGCACGACGTTCTCGAACGTGCTCGACCTCTCGACCGAGGGCTACAGCCGCGCGACGTCAGGCAAGCCCACGCTCCTCGAGGCGCGTCGGGAGCTGCAGCTGGCGGTGGCTCGCATGCGTCGGAACCGGCTGCGGTACGTGACGATCATCAAGGCCAACCCCGTGCCGCTGACGGTGTTCGTCAAGAGCTTCGACACCTACCTCGCCTACTACGACCTGCTCACGCTGGACAACCTCCCGGACGGCTCCGGCGCTCGTATGCCGAACGACTGGAAGGGCAAGTTCGAGCTGTACCAGGATCTCAACCCGGTCAGCGGCGACGAGAAGAAGGTCGACGTGATCGACGCCACCCCCGGCGGGCCGCGCCCCGTGATCTTCATGAGCCAGAAGGAGCCCGGCGCGCTGGAGACGGACACCACCAAGCTCTTCCAGACGAAGGAGGTCTTCTACGGCACCGACGCCATCCTCTCCTTCGGCGCTGGCCTGCCGCACGGTGCGGTGCGGATCCAGGAGTAACCCATGGCAACCGGCACCTACACCGTGCGGGCCGCGGGTGCGATCACGCGCCGCGGCGAGGGCCGCGTTCGTCGGCGCGGCGGGCTCGTGTTCGGCCAGACCGACGTGCTCGTTTCCACAGAGTCCGGCGTCGAAGGCGCGCTGGTCGTCACGGAGAAGGCGCTCGACGCGATCCTCCACGACTCCAACCTGCGCGACAAGGAGTCCACCGATCCGAGCACTCCTGGGCTGCGGGTGAAGGCCGTCGACGCCCCGAAGCCGGCCGCCGAGGACGAGGGCGAACCGGAGGGCGAACCGGAGCAGGAGAGCGAGGAGGTCGTCGAGGAGGAGCAGCCGGCACCGCAGCCGACTGCGCCGAAGAAGCGCGGCCGCCCGAAGGGTTCCACGTCCAAGAAGTAGCCGATGGCGACCCGCTTCCTCACCGACGCCGAGCTACGCCTCCAACACGGCGAGGCGGCGATCCACCGTCGCGCCGTGCGGGACGGTAGCGGCGTGGAGGGGGATGGCGTTGTCGAGGGGGCGATCCTTCGGGCCGAGAGCAAGGCGGTGGCGATCCTTCTAGGCCGCTTCACCGACGAACAGATTCCCGCTCTACCCGAGGACGCCTCGCCGTTCCTCAAGTCGCTGGTGGGCAAGCTGGCGCTTTACAACCTCGAGGACCACTACGACGCGCGCAGCGGCAAGGTGATCGCCGACTACAACGAGGCGGTCGCCGACCTGAGGGGCATCAGCGCTGGCCAGCTGAGCGCCGTGTTGGAGGACTCGCCGGCGGTGGATAGCAGCCGGCCCGTGGTGCTGGTGAGCCGGCGCAGCGCGAGCCTGCGCGAGCAGCCGATCACGCTGGAAGCGATGGACGGCTGGGGGCATCCGCGGTGAGGGCCGAGCTGACCCTCGAAGGCGCCGCCGAGTTCCGCGACGAGCTGCGCTCGCTGCAACGCAACTTCACCGGCAGCTACAAGCCGGTGTTGGAGCGCATCGCCACGCGCTTCCGCGACAGCATCGCCGACCGCATGCGGGCCGGCGTGGCCCCGCCGCTTACCGAGACGAGCATCAAGCTGCGCGGCGGCGGTGGCACTCCGCTCATCGGCGGCACCGGGCCGATCGGCAAGCACGGCACCGGCTACGGCACCATCCTGGGCAACCTCCGCGCCGTGGCCGGAGAGCGCGAGGCGGCCGCCGTCGTGGACGACTTCCGCGCAGGCTTCCACCAGTTCGGCTTCATGACCAGCCCGGAGTCGGCCATCCCCAACAAGGTGGTCCCTGCACGCCCGTTCGTGCTCATCAGCAAAGCTGACGGTGATTGGGCGCTGGAGGAGCTGGCCGACTTCCTATTCGAGGACCATCGTGCCGCTGCCTGAGCTCGCCATCAGCGCCGACACCTTGGCGCTCGGCTTCCCGCCGAGTCTCGAGGAGCGCATGGCGGCGGTACTCATGGGGCGCTACCGCAACGACGAAGCGCTGGCCAGCTACTTCAAGGAGCTGGAGCAGGTCGAGACCGAGGCGCTGCTAGAGCTGTCCAAGGGGCCAGGCTCTCCGTCTGCGTATCTCGCCTTCAGCGACCTGGAAGAAGCGCCGCTTGGTGGCGGATTCTCAGAGGTAATCACCTCCTGGGTGATCTTGCTCAAGCTGCCGATGCCGGCTGAGGTCAAGGGGCCGAACGTGCTGGCGCTGCGGTCGCGAATCGTGGACCGCTTCAAGGGGCTGACGTTCGGCCCTGAGAATCCCGGCGTCATCGAGAACGACGACAACCCCGGCAGCCCGCTGGCCTACCGGCTGGCGAAGTGGGGGCGCGCCGACGCTTCCAAGGTGACGCCCGGGAACGCCACGCTGCAATCGCTCATCAGCTTCTCGTTCGAGTCCAAGATCCACACCGTCACCCGCGAGGTGTACTAGATGGCGACCCCGATCTGCTACGTGAGCGGCGGCCTCGGAGCGGCGCCGTCAACGCCCCTGGAGAGCACGCACGGCGTCGTCAACTGGAACCAGAACGACCGCAAGGTGCGCATGGTTCCAGACGCCGATGCGGCAAGCATCCTGCGCCACAACCCGCAGGACTTCGCGCCGTGTGTCTTCGTCGAGGAAGGCTACGGCGGGCTGACTCCCGAGCAGCTGCGTGCCCTTCCTGGCGCGCACTTGGAGCAGTACACGCCGAAAGGCGGGAGCGACCCGGTCGACGTGCTGGTGCTCGACGCGCCGACGCTGGCGGCCATCGCGGCCGCCAAGCCAACGAAGAAGCCGAAGAAGGCCGAGGAGAAATAGCCCATGGGCAACCCCGCAACCGGCGCGGCCGTTCTCCTCGGCTTCCGTCCCGAGCGGAGCTACGGCATCCCCGACCTCACCAAGTCCGTGGTCTGGATAGAGCCCGACTTGCCGGTGGCGATGGAACAGATCCGCGCACTGACGGCCGCGCTCGAGGCCAACGCCAGCGGCTTTGGGGCCAAGGGCATTCCCGGCCAGATCACCGGGCCGCTCGATGTCGCGACCCCGCTGCGGTCGGCGACGGCGCTAGAGCTTTTCGAGCACGTCATGGGCGGGCGCGGCGTTCTCGCCAAGTCGACGCTGGAGACCGGCGTCTACCAGTACCTCGCCACCCCGACGCGCGTCAACGGAGACACCAGTTACGCGGGCGTGCTGTGTCTCGCCCCGGTCGACCGGATGCGCACCTTCGGCGCGAAGTGGCAGACGCTCACCATCCCCATCGGCCCGGGCGAGATCCCCGCCCGCATGGCCGGGTTCTTCAATCACGCGACGCATCTCTCGGCGGTCACCCAGGCGAGCGGCACCGGCACCTACGCCAAGGGGCCAGACATGCGCGGCATCCTCAGCCGACCGCGGGTGGGGGAAAAGCTCTACATCAAGGCGACTCGCACGGTTGCCGGCGGCGGGCTGCAGTACAAGGCCGAGCGCGTGCCGAGCGGCGGAACGGCGACCTACCCGGGCGCAGCCATCGACGCCTACTACGACAGCGACGGCAGCGGTGACTGGCAGAACCTCGTCAACGCCTACCAGCTCACCGGAACGGTGTCCGTGGGTGTCGGCGGCACCGCTGTCACCGGGGTCGGGACGGACTTCCTCAACGAGGTCGCCGTGGGCCAGTACGTCACCATCGCCGGCGAGACCAAGATCATCACCGCCATCACCTCGGCGACGGCGATGGCGATCGCGGCCCACACCGCCGGCGCTTCGGCGGTCGTCGCCCACATGCTGCTACGCGACGCCGGCTATTGGGCCGAGAACCGCGACACGGCCGATGTCGTGTTCCCAGGCACGACCACCGACCACGGAGCCATCGTCCTGAACGACGTCTGGCGGTTCGATACCTCGTGGAGCAACCCGACCCCCACGTACATTGCCGCGCAACGGTTCACCTCGGCGCACTGGTCGGCCTACTGGCGGCGGCAGGGGGCGACGGCGTGGCGGCGGTTGAGCCCTGAGGGCAACGGCCAAGCCGTGATCGGCTGGGGCGCCACGCCGAGCCAGGGGTGGGGCACCCGCCACTACACCGAGATCACCCGCGAGGGCATCTTCGCGCCGACGTTCCAGTTCGCCCGCAAGTACACCGACCGCGACCTGTTGGAGCTGGCCGAGGCGCACGAGCAGATCGAGTTCTACGCCATCGCCGAGGGGCGCCGGCTCGGCACCGGGGCCTACCGAGAGAGCATCCGCATCGACGCGACGGCGGCGGAGCTCACCACGCGCTCCGCCCCGATCTCCGGTCCCGCCGCGGTGGTCGAGACCATCGGCATGACGTTCAAGGCTTCCGAGGACGGTGACCCGCCCATGACGGCTACCCTCATCACCGATCGCGACTACACCGTGACCCCGGCCTAGCCGGGGCGGTGTTGGTCCGGTGATCCTGCAGACCCTCAGCGGCGCCCTGGCGGCGGTGCCGGAGGTGTACCGCAAGCCGTCGGTGGACGCCGAGGTGCTGGCGCTCGGCAAGCGGCTGGCGGGCCTGCCCTGGCTCGTCGCTGACGCCACGGCGGCACAGCGCGAGCGAGTCCTTGGCGGCGCCACGGATCTGCTCAGCGAGGCTCTGGGGCTCGCTCAGCGGCTCAGGGC